AAAAAATGTCTTCTTCTGCTACAGGGGTAGGTATGACTATATGCTTTCTGGGGGCAATTTTGCTTATTTTAACACAAAAAAGCTCTCAAAAATTTGGTGATGTCTTAGGAATCATGAGACGCAAATGTTACCATGCATGCAATATGAAAAAGCATAATAAACAGAGGCATCACTTCACAATAATACTTAAACCAAGTGAGTAGCTTTACGCTGTAGCCTCTACCTGCAAGGATAATGACGTTTATCATTTCGCTAACGTCCATGTCCTTAAACATTACTCTTGACAACTGTACAACACCGACTGATTGAACTAACCGATGGACTTCATCTTCTTCCTCTTTAGTCATAAATTCTTCTCCTTTTGTTTTATTATTTGTTCTTAGTTCCTCATTCTTAATAAGAAGGAAAGTGCTGCAAAAATAAACAATTCTGCACAAAAATATTTATTTTGAGCAAAAATTTAAAGTTAAACTTTGCTAAAGTAACAATCTGAAAGTAGATGGTTGCAAAAATAGCGTTAGAACGGCTTCCTTACCAAATTCTAACGCTATTAGTGTTTATCCTATCAAAACCTCAAGGCTCTCCATATCAGCGAACTTCAAGCCGCAATCTTTCGCTGCCTTGAACAACTCCTTTTCGTCAACTTCCTCGATGGCTACCTCTACCTCGGCATTGGCAAGGTCTGAGAAGTACTTCTCTGTCTTCTGCTTCTGATTAAAGAAGTACTGATTGACCTCCGCAAACTTGGCTGAATCGTCCTTGGTATATTCGTAGCCCTCATCGGCGTGCTTCTGCTCTAGCTGCTGGCACTCCTGAAGCTTGCGCTGCATCTCCTCGAACTTATCGTCCTTCAAGCTCTCCTGTGCTTCCTCCACATCCTTGTCGTAGGTATCGGCTACGTGGCGCAGAGCCTTCATATTCTTCCAAACTCGCATAGCGGCATCATCACTCATTGATGATGTCTTCAATGCCTTCAATGTTCTGTAGGCTGCAACAGCCTCGATTGTCTTAATCTTTTTCATAATTGTTTCTTTATTTTTATGTTATACAATATTCTTCGTCAGATTGCCATAGCAGAATACCTTTCCTATTAACAGTGCAAAGTTAAGAAAATAATTCCGAATAGCAATGCAGGAGGAGCAAAATTTACGAATTTAAAATTAACTTCCCCATGTTGGATAATCACTAGGACGTAATGTGTCTGCTTTCTCGGTGAGAACGTAAACCACAAATACATTTCTAGCACATTTATTATATTAAGAACATCTACGTTTTAATACATAATATAACTACCTCCTGGAGGAACTTGTTTCCATCCACCATCTATATTAATTTCAAAAGATAATCGACACATTTGTCCGTAATAACCTCCATCATAAATATTATCAAATCTTATATACACTTCAATATAATCTGTTCTATCACCTTCAGGAATAGTTACAGAGCCTGTATCTTGACCAGAGCTATTAGATACATAACCTCTTCCATATGTTGTCTTATTATTACCATATAAGCAAACACTTCTAAATATACCATCATTAACTGTAAATGTAGCATCAGGAAGTTTATATATTCTAGCTTTACAAATACAAGTAGCACCAACTAATTGTCTCAACGATGAGAAATCAACAAAACCACTAGAACCACTTTTAATACTTTCCATATTAATTTGTCTAGGATAATATTTAAAACTAATAGCACCCGGAGGAGATATAAAAATTATTTTTGTATTATCATATAAAGTTGCATTACGAGTATATGCTAAAAAAGGTACAATAGTAACATCTTTATCATTACCTACATCAAAAGTTATTTCTCTACTTGCATATATAAAATCTGTTGGTTTTTCGCAATTACCAACATAATAATTTTTATAAATCTTATCAGTATTATTATATGGTGAATCATAACAAATTTGAATCCAAAAAGACCAAGCTAAATACAAATCGGTAATTATATCTTCCATAGTAACATTTGTATTATCATCCACATTTGTATTCTTATATAGAACACAATTAAATTTAGGAGTTGAAGAATAATAAACTTCAACATTAAATAATGTAGGAATAGAAGATTGGAACATATTACTTATTGCTTTGCTATTATAGTTTCTAAAATCACCTAATCTATAAGGAGAATTAGCACCACCTTTTGGAAAATGTTTTCCTGAAGCATATACAGTATGCGAATTAGTACTTGCATCTTTATCAATACCTCTAACTCCATATACATTATCGATATAAAGTTCTTTACATGCTTCAATAGCAAAACCTTCTCCACCATAATTATAACGTAAGTTCTTATAAGTATCCATAGGTATATTCATACCACAACGAACAACACAAATATATTTATTATATGAAGATGTTACTATTTCATCAGAGTCTTCTCTAATAGGATATTCTTTAAATTCACCTTTACAACTAATAGGTTTATACTTACTCCATATATTTATATTTTCACTCTTACAAAGAGTAGCAAGGTCATTGCTACTCTCTCCAAGAGCTTGTTTAACATCATCAATGCTAACAGGAGCACTAATAATTCCACTATCACTATTGTAAGACATAATCTTTATTTTTTTTATATTCAACTTCAGTTCCTTATTCTGTTACAATTTCTTTAGTAACAACTCGCTCTACTGTTACATTGAACACTTTCGCAAGTCATAACATAAATCGTTCCATACGCTTAATCTTTAGAACTTAAAACACTAGGCAAGGCAGCTCTATAAGAGCCACCCTGCGTTAATACTCACGATACTTACTCTGCTGCCTCGCTTGCCATATTAGCGGCGATAGCGGAATTAACCTCCTTAATCAATGCTGATACCTCACTGAGCTTGCTCTGCGGAACACCGCTGATGTTGTAGGTCAGCTCGCTGCCGTTGGAGCTGGCGTTCGCATTGCCGAGATAATTACCATTTGGATCACCATAGATACTCATATTGATGCTCTCAATGTTGCCACCCGTCTTGTCAACATTGTAGGTGATTTCTACTCGATAGCCGCCCTTGGTATAAGTGGCAGTTGTCTGTTCACTCTTCTTGTTAATCTTTAAATTCTCCATTTTCTAATCTAATTTAATGAATTAATATTCTTGTTATCTAATCTCTTCTTGTTGCAGTCTTTCTTATCTCCACTCAATCGCTGAACCTCTGATTCGAGGAAGACCACCCGAGCCTTCAACCTGCTGACCTCATCGCCCACCTGCTCGATAGCACCAAATGCCGTTGCAATCAGCTTCGGAGACCAGTAGTTTATCTTGTAGTAGCCCTTCTCGTCCGTCTCCACGATGTCCTTTAAGTGAGGGTTGCACAAGACGTGTTGGGCAATCCAACCGATAGACCTTGTATTGTCCTTCTTCCAAGCAAAGCCATAAGTGCCACCCATCGCCTTGATGATACCCAAGTAGTCCAGCTTCCGCAAATCCTGCTTCAAGCGGATGTCAGAAGATTGATAAGCTGTAACTCCACCTTTAGCAAGACAATTACCACCGATAGTAGTATTACCACCGATAGTAGTAGTACCAGCAACATTAATGTTACTAAAATGAGCATTACCGCTTTGATATATATACCAATAATTAGAACCATTATGACTACATATATCTTGAACTTTCACCCAATTACTATTATTAGCATTACCTAAATATAAATCACCACCACTACCTCCAATTCTAGCTCCACTATCAGGAGTTATGGTTGTAATACCTGGAAATTTAAGTGTACCATTACTTCTTTTATTAGAATAATAATTAAATACAGTTCCATCGGCTATACCTAAATATATAGCATTAGCAACAGTATCATATTTAAGACCAGCCCAATCACTATACTCCCAGTCGACTGCTCCAAAACGAATAGCAGCACCAGTATTAAATACTACTTGGTCTTTTATAGCTGATATACGAGCATTAGCATTTACATTATTATTTAATATTATAGCTCCGTTTTCAGAATCACTATTGTTTATATATATTGTTCCATTAACATTACCAGTACCATCAAAACTTTGACCCCAAATACTTCTTGCTGTTGCAAGTTTGGTTGCAGAAGCTACATTTATATTATGTATATCAGTACCATTAAGAAGTAATGTGCCAAAATCCAATCTTAAAGTATTGGCTGTTTTAATAGTCATACCAAAGTAATCAGTAATAGTAGTACTATATGCTCCAGTATTTGGATACCTATGGTCAAATCCATACCAAGGATGTTTATTAGTACCATCACTCCAAACATCATTCCAATTAGGTGACCAATTTATATTACCATCAAAAGTTCTACCACTAGTAGCATGATAACCATCTACTGTATCTGCATTTCCAGCACTACTAGCATAGCCATTATGCAAAGCATTATATAAACTATTTGCACCTTTTTGACTAAGACTAGTACCAGTAGAAGTACCACTATAACTATCAGTAATTCCTCTCCAAGTATTTTGCCAAGTAGTAGAAACACCATTGATAGTAATAGTTTGACCACTTACAGAACCAGTAACAAAGTTTTTATCATTAGTAAGTTGACTAAGTTTAGTAAGATTACCTGTATGATAAACTTTATATTCAGCATCATATTTTTTAGTAGTTATAACTACATTGTTGCTAAAATATAACACTCCATTTACTGCACGAATACCATCATAGTTACCGTTACTTCTACAAAATAGAATAGCTTCTGTAACCGTTTCAGATACATCATTAGTATAAATGCTATTAACTCCAATAATATCGGAATTTCTCATATTTATACCCCATAGACCAGTAGTATAATATCTATTATTAGCCATAGTAAGAACACTAACATCTTGATGACTAGTAAGATAACCTTGACTTTTAACCCAAGATTGCGTAGCATACCCATTAAGAGATTGATGACTAGTAAGATACGTTCCTAAATCTACAGCAGTTCCACCAGTAGCTGCAATAGTTTTAGTAACACCATTTATAGTTACACTATGAGTATGACTAGTAGAAGACTTACCATTAGCAATATTATCAACTTGACCTTTAGTATAATAATTAGCTAAACTTTGATGACTAGTCAAGAAAGTACTACCTTTAGTAAATGTAATAGTCTTTCCGCTCTTAGATACACTAGTAATAGCATTACCGCTTCCACTTGTTGTTATTGCATTTACATAACCATCGAGCGATTGGTGTGCGGTAAGATAGTTTCCCTTCGGTTGATACAAGCTGGCTGCGTCAGTCCTAGTAAGGTAGCTCGCAAGGCTCTGATGTGAAGTCAAGAACGTAGTTCCCTTTGTCACGATGATAGTCGTTCCGCTCTTACTGATGGCTGTCACTGCGTTTCCACTACCGCTAACACTAACGTCCATAGCCGAGCCTCCTTCTAGGCTAGAGATACGAGAATCAAGAGCCTTGATGGAGTATGCAGAGGCAATCTCACTCAGCGATTCTGATGTAAGCTTCAAGGCATTTGAATAACTCTTCACACTGCCGTTCAAGCCGCCACCACCGCCCGTGGTAGATGCTCCTGCTCCGTATGCCGTGATACCACCTGTGGCATAGAGATTACCATCAATCTTGATAGCCTTGTTTGTGGAATCATACGTGAGCTTAATGCCATGAAAGGAGATTGTACCCTCGAATGTAGCATCGCCCGATACACCAAGTTTGGAAAATGGTGCGTTTGGCTTCAAAGACACAAGGTCGGCAACGCTCGTTCCTGCACTTCCTTCCTTCCAAGTCGGCTCGAAGAAGATGAGGTATGCGCCAAGATTCTTTTCGCTGATGATAAACGATGTCGGGTCTGCGTGAACCTTTCCGCTCACATCCCACCAGATAGCACCATTGGCAAGATAGCCAGAGCCATCGAAGCGGATGAGGGAGGTTGCAGGGGTAAGATTTCCGCTATTATAGTCCTTATCCACCATCTGACCGCCCCACCATGTTGCGATACTCTTCTTTCCTCTATTTGGGTCTATTGCTCCGTTGATACCGCTCTGAACGTTTCCGTCTCCGTCTCTCAGCGCAAGGAGCGTTGTCATTACAAGACCACCGTCAATATCTGTAGTCTGACCGAGCGCATCCTTGAGATACTTGTAACCTGTGAGGTCTGTGATATTCTGCTTCAAGTCACCATATATCTTGCTAGTGATATAGGCGTTTGCCAAGCCAAGTTTGTCATAGAATGCGCTGTATGCGGACTGAAAGTTGGTGAACTTCGTTCCCACGGCTGAGACGATAGCAGCCTTGCCGTTGGTATCAGTCTCATTGTATCTTTTAGATATATCTGAAAGATCCGTAACGAGTTCCGTCTTGGCAGTCGTGAGGGTAGCAAAAGCGGCATTGAGGTCGGTGAGCTCCTTGGTACTCTTTAACACCTCTGCGTTCTTCACCTCATTGTACGACTTCTGTGCTGCCGCAAAATCATCTTCAAGTCGCTTAGAATCCTGCGCCATTGCTGCAATCTCGGAAGGCTCTAGGTAGCCATTGGTAACATAACTATCGAATGCCTTCTTGTTATCAGTGACCGTCTTTCCGAGGTTCTTAATGTCCGTCTGTGCGGTCTGTGCCGCCTTCTGAGCATCTTCTGCTGCCTTTTTGGCTGCGTTGGCAACGGTATCATCGGTGTATTTAGATGCTTTAATCCAATCACCGATGGCGAACTGAGAACCTGCCGCTTTGTTGGTCTGACAGCGCAATACCTCATTCTTGTAGGTACTGCCGTCAGAAGGATAAGTGGCATTAACCCATATATCGCCAACCTGATAAGGTGTCGTAGGCTGAACGCTGAACACCTTCATTTTCCCGTTTGCGGTCTCCTGTGCCATTCTTGCATCGGAAAGGGCTTTGGCGATGTCGGTATCTGTAATGATAGTCCACTTATAGGTGTTGCTATCCTTGGCAAAGCGGTATGCCTTGCCCGTCTTGTTGTCGTAGTAAAGGTCGCCAAGATGGATTTCTTTATCCTTATCGGTCTTCCAACTGATGGCTGGGGCATTCTTCAAGGTAGGAACACCATCATAGAACCACGTTTCGATAGCACCATCCACCTGATTCTGCAAGTCGGCAATGACCTGCGAGTTCTTGATGAGATTGTTTACCTGCTCCTCGGTCAAGCCCTTTGCTGAGTTCTCCTTAATATACTGAGACAATTCCTTGCCATCCACAGTGGATTTAGCGGAAATCTTAGCCTTAACAGACATTTGCTTAGTGCTGCTATCATATCTGATATAAGAGCTGCCCTCATAGCCATTCTCCTTTGTAGGTCTATCGCCTACATACATATCACCATAGACGTTGAAGAATGCCTTGTTATTCTGCTTATTCACACCATATTCCACGTACTCCCTATTGGCAAAGGAATAGCTGTTGATGCCGTGATAGAGGCTAATGGATGGCGAATAGGTATCTACCGCCGAGAAGATAAGGCAGTTCTGACGTTCTATATCGGTTCTGTTACCACACTGGTTGAGCACATCACCTTTCGCAGGAACATCGCTTGCCGTAGCGCAATCGGTATCGGAGAGGTCGATATAATGATACTTCTTTCCTTCCAGCTCTACAGGGTCTTCATCACGACCGATTACCAATCGCCAATAGAAGTGATTGCCAGCCTTGTGATAAGTGCCCTTGCGAACATTGAATGATTCCGAGCGCACCTGGTCGCCAACAGCGAAATCGTTATCCACGGCATCGCCTTCCTGCTCTGCTAAGAAATAGCAACGATAAGCCTTCTGTGACACATTATTATATGTCACAGTAACCTCTTCTACCTTATGAGCCACCACACCGCCAGCAGGAGAGATTATCTCCTTACCACCGATGGTGGATGTTTTATTGATGACCAGCTCCTCGAAGATAGCCTTCATTCTTACCTCCAAGTAATCTGTGATGAGGTGCGAACGACCTTCTGCGTCTGGAGTCCACGAGCCTCCGTTCTCATTGTTGGAGTTACCGACATGCAACCCACTAAAGAACTTCTGCACCTTTTCCCAAGTGATTGTGCCCTTTGCGGTGTTATCCTGCAGCCTAGATACAAACTCCATCCTAGAACGTCTAGCAGAATAAACGTTACTATCGGATGCAGGAGTGGTATCGTTCATGCCAATTACATAGACACCTCCACCATTACCGCTTCCTGTGCCGCCTATCTGCATTCCATTCACCTTGATGGAATCAACCTTATCTTCCAACTTACCCAACCGGCTAGTAGCTGCCTTCTCGCCAACCGTGTACTGAGGGTGGTCGTAAGGGATATCCAAAGGTATCTCCATTCCGATGATACGAGAGTTTCGGTAGTGCTTGCCATCCGCATCCACCTGCGCAAACATATCATTAATCAGCTTTACCTGTTCACCGAGAGGATGGTAATCGTATATTCCATCATTGTAGAACTTGTCGCCATCCATCGTGCAGGTGAAGTTTGAATTGCTGATCATGGTCTTCTGATAGTACTGCTTCGCTCTATCGAACAGAGATAATTGAGCAGTAGGGATGAGGTCCGTATCTGTAATCTTAGTTGCGTCCCAATTGAACAGGAAGTACTTATCACCTACCTTCGGGCACATAACGCCATCGGGAAGAGTTCTTCCGTAAGTGTCATTAGCAACAATCTCAAAGTAGTTAACCTTGTCAATGACTTTGAAACTAACATCGAACTCCATACCCATGAGAGCACCGCTAGTGAACTTGATGCCTAAAGTGAGGTTACTCTTTATCCAACTCTCCTTGAAGCTATTAGTGAAAGAGTCTGTAGAAGTAACCTGCCAAAACGTCTGTGTAGTCTTCGTCCCGTCTTCGTTATCAACGGTGCTATCATACGTCTTGATACTGCTGACAACACTCTCAACCTTTGGATATTCTTCCTCGAACATCACGACACCTTCGATAGCCTGCTTGTCGTTCTTCACGACATTCACATTCTCCAGGTAGCCATCCTTGGCATAGAAACCATCACTATCTACTTCCTTGTTAGGGAGCATGAGGTAATCGGTAGCTACACCATCGGTGGTGACGTCCGCATCGGCACCAGTGAAATATCCCTTCGGAATATTTCTGTCTGAGCCGAATGCGTACAGTCTCGTAATATAAGTTGACTTAGATTCCGAATAGGACATAGACAGAACATTAACATCCTGTTCGAATGTTGTCTGCCCTTCCATTTCGCAATATCCAAGGTATATAATAGAGCCATCTATCCACCACTCGCAGTTGAGTGCGTCTTCAGAACAGATGGCGTTGAGAGCATCGAGAATGCTGATAGAGCCGTACTCGATCAAGAATCTCTTCTGAACATCGAAAGCCTTGTTGTTGTACGTAGTGTAGTCAACAGAGAAATCCTTGCCATTATACGTAAGACCTAGTGCCTTTAGGTTGCCGAGTATAACGTTCATGTGTACACCTACAGTTGTGGTGAGGTTGAAGGAGGTCTCGTTGGCTCCGTGCTGAGGGCGATACTTGCAAATCTTATTCTTCCAAGACATATAGTAGGCATCCATCTGCATTTCGTAGTCGTAGCCATCACTATCATTGTGCTTAGGGAAGTATGATGATGTAAGCTCAAAGTAGCCGAAGTCGGGAATCTCCACGGAGTCCCCAATCTCGAAATAGACAGGAGTAGCCGTAGTGAACTTCAAGATGATGTAGTGGTGGTCCATAAGCTGATATGACAGCTTAGAACCCTCACCGAAGTCCTCTAATGTGAAGAATACCTTGTTATTTCTCTTAATCTGAATCATTAGCTTGTATATTTACTTGTTTCACCTCTGTCACTAGGGTCTGGCTCGTTGAGCTTTAGGCTGAACTTTGCCATTTCCCGAATGCACTGACTAAACTGAGTGCAGGAGAGATAGATGCACCGATACCACACATTAGGCTGGAATCGGGTGCGGATAACCAACTCTCCCTTGGCAAGAACCTCCTCGCAGAACCTAGCATAGTTCGTCAAGAACGTATCTGAGTCCTTGGCGGTCATATTGAACGGCAGCGTTATCTCCCTCTCATCCAATCTAGGATTGTGCTTGATAACCGACTTTCCGTCCTTTGAGCGATATTTGTTGCTGATGAACTCCTTGTTTGGTGCAGGGGTCATGAGCGCACTGAGGGCAGTTTCGTCTAGGAAGATGCCCCACGTAAGGTAGGCATCATTACCATTTATGTAAAGTTGTCCTTTAAGCATAACTATTTAATCATTAAATAACCTCGTAGGCTTCGCTGAGAGCCGCTTTTGCTATTGTTGAGTATAGTTGTAAGGGCTGACAAGCGAAAAGCCTATAGAGGTCAAATATCCTTTAATCTTCTGTTCATATCATCCAGCTTGGCTCCGAAGTCATTATAGGTGAGCTTTGAATACTTCACGATGTCTTCGAGGTAGCTGTTTGTCATAATCATCATATTTCTAATCTCCAATACTGCGCCATTGGTTGAGATACCGAGTGTAACGATGCTCTCCATCTGTGATATGGTGGTAGTCATGTTCTGAGCGATGGACTCTCCTGCAATCTGCAGGGCGGTGAAGCGACCATTCAGCTCGTCTGCGGTATCTTGCCCCATAGATGCCCATCCTCCGCTTGTTGCGGTCTGTGATGAGGATGAGGAACCAGTGTAGCCTGTCACCTTCGCCCAATCATCACGTCTCTTCAATCCTTCCTGGACAATATCATCGTAACGCTTGTTGAATGCTTCTATGTCTGTTTCGGTAAGCTTGCCATCGTTGTCCTTGATAGCCTTCGCCCAATCATCATAGAGCTTCTTCAAGTCGCCGTTGATGAGGTCTTCCATAGAGTAGGAGAGAAGAGCCTTCTGCATCATTTCGGAGAAATCGTCTGCGAAATCCTGCGCTGACTTGCTCATATCCATGAGGTCTGAAACGAAGCTATCCTTCATGCTGTCAAAGGAAATCTGTGTAAGGCTTTCCTTCAGCTTGTCTGATAGTTCATCCAGCTTGCCCGCTTGGTCTATGTAGTCATTCAGCTTTTCCGTCAGACGTCCGCCATAGTTGCCCTTACCAGTGTTCTCGATGTGCTCCCAAATAGCAACATTGCCACGGAGAAGCTTCATTTCCTCTGGACTGAGAGAGAAGAGGTCACCGTTGAAGTCTGATTTGACGTTCTTCTTGATCCAATCCATCTCGTCACTACCGAAGCCGCCCCAATAAGCGTTCCATGAGTGGTGCGAACCATGATAGCTTGCCTGCGCCTTTGCGATGTCGAGGTAGTTCTGATTGGTCTCCTGCTGATTCTTATAGGCTTGCTCGTAGTATGAGGTTGCCTTGGAACCATAGGAGTTTTCCATTGCGTCAGTCAAATCCTCGATGGATTGCTGCAAGAGGGTGTTTCTATCCGTCAGTCTTTCGATGGTGTCATTGACTTTCTTTGCATTTCCATCTCCACCGAACAGACTATTAAAGCCACCGAATGAAAGCGTGTTGAGGATATGAGAAACGTTGTTCCCGATACTCTTCAATGGCTTCATAACGATGTCGCCCGATAGAGCATCATCAAGGATGCCCGTTACTGCGCCAAAGACCGTGTCCATGAGGTTGCTGATGAGTGTTCCGAAACCATCTTTCAGAATATCGAGGATGCCGAGTATTGCGGAGATTATTTCACCTGCCATACCGCTATCCCCTAAAGCTTTCGTCAGAGATTTGGCTGCGTCACTATCTTTACCGAGCAACCCTTGGATGCCCTTTGCTAGAGTGTTAGCGACGTCCTTCTGCATAGTGCCACCGAAAAGCTTGTCAAGCCCTAGGATAGAGTTTCCTATGCCTTTGAGCGACCCCGATGTAAGACCCTGCAAGCCATTTTCAAGCTGCTGAAACTGAGAAACTGCCTTCTGTGCAGATGTCTGCAAGTCTGATGATGCCTTCTGAACTGATGAACCGAACTCCAAAACGTTGTTAGATGCGGTAGCAAGTACGCCCTGCGCTCTAGAGAGGTTGGCTTCAGCCTTGCTGATACTTGTCTTGTCACCGCTCTTCTTAGCCTTGGCAAGGTCTTCCTGCGCCTTGGTGACAGCTTTCGTGGCTTCAATCTCTCGCTCCTGTGCGTCAATATAGCCCTGAACGGCTGACTGATAGGAGTTGATATCGTCAGAGACTTTCTTGAAGATGTCGCTATCCCAGATGGTGGCAGAACCTTGTAGCTTGGAGATAAGTTCCTGTATAGTCTTCTGCTCATTAACATCTGTTGTGCTCTTGGAGAGCTCTTGCAGCTTCTCAATGGTAGGCTCCAGTTGGTCCTTGAACATAGCACCGAAGTCTCCGAAGACGCTTCCCCAATCGATGTTCTGTCTGATGGCATTTATCTCGATGGTTTGGAGGTCCTTCTTTCTCTGCTGCTGAAGGGAGAGCTTTTCGCCCTGTGTCTGAGCCTTTGCAATCTTCTCCTCGTACTCCTCGGCAATGGCTTGCTTCTGCTGATAGAGTGAGCCATACTCCTTCAAGTAGTCGCGCATAGAGGTAAGGGCTTCCCTGTTGACCTCATCAAGCTTCTTGTTGTACTCTTGGGTAGCGAGGTCTCTTGCCTTATTGAGGGCATCGGACTGAGCAGAGGTAAGGGATGCCTTCTTGCCAGCTTCCTTGTTCTTCTTCTTGAACTCGGCTTCCTGCTTGTCAATCTCTGCTTTGCGCTTGGTATAGTCGTTCTTGATTTGAGCAAGCTTCTTCTCCGTGCCTTCCTGCATCTGAGATATATCGGTGTCGATATTTTCCTGCTGCAGCTGCTTCAAGTCCTCGTTCAGTTCCTCCTGGGCCTTCTTGCGGTCTTCTGCCTGCTTCTTGGCATCGGTGGCTGCTTTCTTGGCTTTGGCAGCGTTCTTCTTTGCGTTTGCTTCTGCCTCTTCCTTCTCACGCCGCTTCTTCTTAGCATCGTCTTCTGCCTTGGTCTGCTTAGTGTTCGCCGCATTGGTGTAATCCCATCCTCGCTGGGCGATAGCTTTGGTTGACATCCACTTGCCGTTAACTTTGGCACCTGACTTGTTGTTGTTTCCTAAATCGCGTGCCAACGCAGAGAACCATCTTCCCATTTTGCCCAACTCCTTAACATCCATGTTATTCATCCATGAAGGAATCTCGGCATCGAATTGTATTCTGAACTTTACGTCATTAACACCATAGTTCTGCATGAACTCCTTGACACGGTTGTAGAGAACGTGTACATCCTCGCCGGCACCCTGGAGTTGCTTCTGCAAAGCATTTATCCTGTTCTTGGTAGATGCAGACTTGTTACCAAAGTCCTCAGTGGCATCAGCCGCCTTGCGAACTGCACTTGTTTGATTATTATACGTTGTACGAGCATCTTCGAGGATATCAACGTATTTCGTCATCGCTGCTCGTGCTTCATCCGATTGCTTCCCAAAGCCCTTTGCTGCAGCAGCTGCTGAGTCTGCTAACTTTCTTCTAAGGGCTAGGTAAGCTTGAAGCGACTTATTGTATTCCTCGGAATCCTTGTTAAGGGTTCTCATGTTGTTACGATACTGATCAAGTCGCTTCAACACATCATCAGAAACTAGGTCTTGTATCTTTACGCCAATTCCCATACCCTCGTCACCATAAGCATCTTTCAACCTTTCCATAAAAGCATCCTGTGCATCGGTAACTTTTTTGTTGTACTCTTCATTTAATTGGCTAATCGCATTCGCTCTGTTGCGTTCTGCAGATTCCAGTTTAATTTGTTCAACCAGTTCCTTTGATTTCTGTATTTCCTCATTCTTAACATCTACAAGGTTACTTTCATCTTCCTTGATTTTGCTAATCTGTATGCCATATTCGGAATAAATGGAAGCCAGCTCATTTACTGCATCCTTGTAAACTTTCGACTTCTTAGCCTGATCATTGGTTTTCTCGCCTAATGTATCTATAACGCTAAGAAGCGAGTTTACGCGAGAAGTAGCCTTCTTTGCATCTTCTCCAAACTTATCCGTCATAGTGCTGGCATCTTTTGCGGAATCACCAAAGGCTATGAACAACGTTGCTGCTGCCGCTAAAGTTCCAAGTAAAAGACCAAGTGGGTTGGCACTTGTTGCCATATTGAAAAGAAGCATAGCGTCCTTTGCAGAAGTTACTTCTTTCGTTAGCGACAAAAATGCTTGTGCTGTGCCTATGGCTATCCTTGCCTCCTTTATTGCTGCCCAGGCTATCACCGCAGCCTTGTATGCTCCATACGCTGCAACGACAGTCATAAGCACCTTGCCTACCGTCTCCCAATTCTCAACAAGGGTGGAAACGACTCCCAATCCGGTATTGATAACACCCTCCTGGGATTTGCCGAGGTCATTGAACATCTGCTCGATGGCATCTTTAATGTTGCTTATCTGACCGGTAATAGTCTTGGACTGAGCCTCCATCAATCCACCGAACTTGCTACCCTCGGCGGTCATACTCTGCATTGCCTGGATGAAGATATCGCTGGTAACCTTGCCTGCCTTGATTTGCTTCTGTACCTCCTTGATGGCGTTGGTAACGTCAAGACCCATAACCTTGGCTATCTCGTCTGCGATAGGAATACCTCGGTTAAGGAACTGATACAAGTCCATCGTGTCCATCTTACCCTTGGCGATGGTGGTTCCGTAAAGCATCACGAGGTCTTTAAGGTTTAGACCCATACCTGCTGCAACGTCTCCCAATCCGATAAGCGTCTTGTTGACATCCTCGGCCGCTACGTTGAACGCAAGGAGCTGCTTGGCTCCCTCTGTAACGTCTTCAACCCCGAAAGGTGTGACGGCTGCCGTGCGGATCAACTGCTTCATGAGAGCATCAGCTTTCTCTTCAGACTGCAACATTGTCTTGAATGCCATTTCTGTCTGCTGGAACTGACCGCGTACCTGCATCATCTGATTGACGAACTTGCCAATGCTCCAACCACCAATGGCAATGTTCATACTGTTCTGTATATTCGAGATTACATCGTCAATAGACTTTCCGTCCTTCTCAACCCTCTCAGCAGTCTGATGAACTGCGTTCTGAATGTCTCGAAAACCGGAAACGACCTTGGCTGTCTCGACTATTGTATCGAATTTAATGCTTGGCATAATGTTCTATTTTTCCTTGAATTTATACTCTGTTATAAAGAATCGCCGGGGAAACACCAAATGTGAGTGTTCGATATGGGAACTTTACGTGCGTGCGCAGGAAGACTTCGGTTAAATCTCGGTCTCTGACTCTATCACCGCCTTCATGACCGCCTCCTTGTTGTTGCCATCGATGACCTCTTCCCCTGCTGCTGGTATATGGGCTTTCTTCCTCTCCTCGTCTGACAGATAGATTGAAGTAATCTTGTCTTTTAGCATGAGAGTCAGGTTGTTATACGATATTCCCCATACCACGTAATCGAAAGTCCATCCGTATCTTTCGCAAGCAGCGTCTATTAGAGTTCCCCATATTGTCTTGCCTCCAAAGATGAAGCTATTCTCCGACTTCTTCGCTGCGTTGACTTTTGCCATACGCTTCGCTTCTTCTTCCATTCCTGTCTCTTTGGCTATTGTCCGGTATGAGTTAGCCTTAAGGATGATGATGAGTAGTGTAGCTATATCCTCGTTGGAACATTCTTTGAAGATTAACTCCGTCTGCCTGCTTACGCATTTGGAGTCTAGTATTTCGTTCTTTGTATTGAGTGAGTGATATGCAATCAATCTGCAGCATGTCTCCCTTTTGGTGTTTGCAACTCGCAATGCTTCCAAAAATGGATCGGCTTGAAGTAACTCTTTGTCTAGCTCCAAGCTATCTACTAACTGCGACGTTAGGTACATCATGCCCAGTGTAGTAGGGTAGATGTTAACGTGAGCGTGCTCAGTATCAAAGCCTATCGGCATATCTGTGAGCGTATTCGATATAATGATTCCTAACTCTTCCATATCACTCGAATTTAAATTGTTGGCACCCAAGGCAGGACTCGAACCTGCGTCTTTCAACCAGCTTTTGAAGACCCTGGATTTTTTTTGCATGCGACGGACTATTTGGTCTCGCTCTCCCAACTGAGCTACTTGGGTAGGTTGCCGGCTGATAACCCTCAGTCGGCGGAAGGGATATTAGAATATGCCTATGTCTCGGCGTAGGTTTCCGTGATTTCAGCAGGAGGGGTATCGCCGTCCTGTGGTTTCTTGAAAGTCAAGGCATACTTTCCTCCTGTTGTCTTTGTGGCAGTAATGACACGCCAACGGTAAGCACAATATACGTCCTCACCCTTCGAGTTGACAGTCTTAGCCACCGCGTCACCCTCTGGAATGAGAGCTGAGTGAGTGTACGTGATAAGAGCACCGCTCTCAGTTGTATAGGCCTCTTCTGCACCGATTGTGGTATTACCCATGTAAACGCCAGGAAGCTCGGCGTCTTCCGGTTGGATAGCCAAACGGAAGTTACCCTCTACGGTACCGTCGATGGTCTTGAATGGCTGCGACTGGTTCTTCTTGATGAAGAGCTGATATGCAGCCTCGTAGGTGGACTTCTTTGTCTTGCGGTCAACAATTCCGCCACCTTCCTCAACCTGGGTCATTGTATCGCCCTTCGTTGGAGTAACAGTAGTAGTGCCATCCTTTGGAGTTGGGAGCTTAGTCCACTCGTTCTTTTTGCTACCTACCTCTTGAACGTAGATAGTGCATTTGCCCCATGATGTTACTGACATAATTTAATCGTTTATGAGTTTATATTCAACTTGATTATTTATTACATGTTCTCCCGTGCTTGTTGCATATACCCTTTGCTCAATAGCGTGGGCAGCATACTCGCTCGTTCTGAACGTTTCCAAGAGATTCCAAGCCAGTTTGCAGATTTCGTCAACTCTGATGGTGTTCTCCTCAAACTGCCCATCTACATCCTGGTCTTGTGTATATATATTTACATTTATAATCGCCGTTTGAAGCTGCGTTCCCTCATTAGCCAAGATGGAGATAACGACATCTTCCTTATGAGAATTATGCGGTCTCATCGTCTTTGTCAGCTTGCCATTGACGTTGTTCATGAAACCACTTTCATTGATGTACCGGTAAACATCTGTCTTAATAGCTCCGTCTGATTTCATATCTTCCACTTGTTTATTTCATTAACTGCTGAGTCTATTGCTGTCTTCACACGCTGCTCTACAATGGATGTGGCCCATATCTTCGTTGATGCGAGGACATCCTTGCTTTCCAAGGCTTCCACCTCTCCTGCGTATTCCATTCCGGCAACGACAACCAAAGCATAAACCCTGGAATATTCCTTAGCAAGGTCATTGATCATCTTCTTGCCCTTTGCAGAGCCCTCTGTGCCACTGAGAACCTGCGAAAAGGCTGATTCCATATATTTACTTCCCTGCTCGTACACGGCGAAGCCTATAGAACTTCTTAGGTTGCCCGTATGGTCTATCCAGCTTTCCTTGGCAGACCTGTTACGGATTCTAACCACAGATTCGTCTCCTAGCTTGCTCAATGCCTTAAGCACATTCTCCTGTATCTTCCTTGCGGCTCTTTGTAGGAAGGCATCGAGAGCGGAAGCGCTGGTTGTCATTCTTATGCCCATATCTTACACTGGAGTTGATAACGATGAAATCCCTTGACCTTGATAATTACATCCTCAGCCCCTAAAATTTCTAGCTTGATAAAATCCCCATAAGAGAACTTTTCAATTCCTACGGGCAAGTTATGCACTTCGTAGGAGTAGTAATCAATAGAACCGTCAGATGTAACTAACTTGTTGGCCTCGCCAGCAGGAACTACATCACAAGTGCAGCAGAACTTCCACTCGGTCTTGCCCTGGTGATAATTTCCATCATCATCTGTATAGCCAGCTACCTTCTGCTGCCGGTATAGCTTTGATGCATGAAAACTCAATAGACTCATCAGCAATTAATGTAAACTGTCGGCTTTGGAGTAAGTGAAACCTCCTCCTCGCCGGTAGAGTTATATAAACGATTGACTTGAACTAATATAGCCTTTCGCTGGTCTTCCGAGAGGGAACCTATTGATTTGTCCGCTTCGGAGAAGCTAACGGCTTGTATGAGAGAAAGCAGACAGTCGGCAAGCGTTCCTTTGTAGGCGTTACTTCTGGCAACGTCACCAGTGAACTCTGATTCGATATCGAGGTCACGCTTTATGCAAGCGTTTTCCACGAAACCATAGGGGATAGGGATGTGTACCTCATCCACCAAAGCTTGTCCGACCGTCTTCATGATTACTCCTCAGCTTTAGCTGCGTTATCCTTGAACTCCTTCTTCTTTGTAGGAGGCAGCTCATTGTAGGCATCAATAACCTCCTTGTCGCTGGCGTCACTAGGAAGTGTAGCACCAAGAGCGTTGAGAGTTGTGATAGCCTCCGGCTTCTTGTAGGTCACATCAGAGATTGTTACCTTAGCGTCCTCTGTATCTGCTTTCTCCTTTTCGGTATCAACCGAAACGTCTGGGTCTGCCAGCTTAGTATCAATCTGATAGATTGTGTCAACGTCCTCGATGACAGGCAAGCAGTATGCCTGCACCGCAGTAGTCTCACGCAATGGATCAGTTGTTGAATACTGAGAGATAAGCTTGTAATCAATCTGCTGATAGGTTACACCTGCCACTCTGTTGGTTGCCTCTGCTACCTGACCGTAAACGAGGGCACCAATCATCTGTGAGCATACACCGATAATCATATTGTTGTTCCAAGGCTTAACACTCTTCTTCACGCCATCATGCTCCAAGCGGACGGTACGGTTGATGATGCGGAATGATACACCGGTCTCGTCCAAGAATGCTTCCTGGAATACGCTGGAAGTAGGAACCGGCAGCTTTGTGTTGGAGTCATAAGTCTGACCCTTATAGTTGGCAACAAGCTCGCGAGCGTCCTGTGCCTTCTTCAATTCGTCAAACTTAGCCTTACCAATCCAGAAGATCAAGATGGTGTTTCCATCATTCGAAGCTCTCGCGATACATTCCTTCAAGTCTGCAACGGTAATACCAGTATCAACATTGTTGATGCCGAGCTGATTTTTCGGCAAGTACTGATACTTGATACGGAGCAACTCCTTTGGATTATCGTCGTCACGAACAGCTACGTAGCCGTTAGAAAGACCATACAGAAGGGCGTACTCATTACGCTCATCAACACCGACATTACAAGCTACCGGGTCCTGCGCCAACTTACGGCGAATCTCTGCTGTCTGACCGCCCTGTGCTTCCATGAGTCTGAGAGCGAGGATATCTGACTCCTTCAAGAACTTCTTCATACCGACCTTTGGCAGTTTGCCGTTGGCGGTTGAAATCTTGTCACGAGACTTCAAAGGAACCGGAGAATCCACTGCCACGTAGTCAGCAGCTACGTAAGAGGTATCAACTGTGTCGGCTTCCCATTTGTTGTCGGTAGAATAAACGCGGCGGAGAATGGATGTATCTTTGTGGAGATACGTCATCTCGTTCTTGCGCTTACCGTTAATCTTCTCAATCAATGTCTTCAGGATTGGGAAGAAACTCAAGATATACTTAAGAAATAAAGAACTCTGTTGCATAAATCACCTCCTTAACCGATTGCATCGTGTCCCCACTGAAGAGTAGGAACGGCTGTTTTCAAAGCTGCCTTAATAGTATCGACAGGATAAGGGACAGCCTTATCATTAGCCTCACCTGCCGTCATAACACCTACATGAGGGGTATCTACCGGAACTGTTGTCATACAGATGCCAACATACTCGTGGCTCTCTGGCAAAGAAGCATAAGCCCCACCTGTTACAGGCATTGGCTTGTACTCGCCAGACGTAGTGTCACGAATGATAATGTGTCCGCACTGGATGAACTCTCCAGAGAAACCTGTCAAGTCAAGAACGACACCACCCATGATGCCATTCACGTAATTTCTGATGATTACAGACTCCTTGCCTGAATCATACGTTTCTGTCTTGCTTACGCCATACATAACTTTTAAAATTTAAAGATTACATTGTTTCGGCAAGCTCATCAATCTCATTGTCCTTGATAACCTCAACCTCATCCTTCTTAGGCTTTCTCTGAGCCGCAGGAGCACCAAGTTTTCCGAGACCTTCGTTAGCACGCTCTTGATCGATAGCTGCCAAGTCCTCCACAACACTGTCGTAGAAATCATCGAACTCAGATTCGTTCTCGAACTTCATCTTGTCGAAATTCTTCAAGACAGTCTTTCCGAACGTACCTTTGTCCTTAAGGAGTGCCTTCAGCTTAGAACGGCGGCCATCATTCTCACGCTCTGACTTCAAACCGAGGATTTCGGTCTGCAAGGCTTTGTTCTGAGTAATGAGTGCCTGCGCCCATGCTGGGACCTGCTCATCTTTCTCTCTCTTCTGTTTGCGGATTGGTTTCTTGTTGCCGGCAGGGTCATCATCATCGTCATCGACCTCGTCGTCATCCAAGTCTTGACTATCCTTAAAACTCTGGATAGTACGCTGCGCGGTCTTTTGCGCAATCTTAAGATAAGGAAGAACCGCATTAACCTGCTTTTCAATCTCTGCGTTTACATCCTCGTCTGAGGCTTCTTCATCGAGTTCTAAGTTATTGGCAACATCGGCAGCAATACCCTCTAACTCCTCTCTACTGAACCCCAACGCCTTTGATTTGGGTTTCAGAATAACTAAAACTTGCTTCGTTCTTTTTTTCATTCTAACTAAATATTTAATTGAACAATAAAATTCAAGAAATGTCCCAGTACGAAGCGATAGCAATAAGTAATGCTGCAAAATTATAAAAAAAGTATTTAATCACCAAATATATTGCAAGGAAATATACTTAATGATTAAATACTTTATGGTTACATATAAATATTAATCTGGATAATTGAGCTTATCCGGTCCAGCTGTGGATAGATATACTGAGAACATATCACATAGCTCTTTTGCTCCTTTTAAGTCGTTGAACTTGTAATTACCGCATTCCACTTCCGATGCACCTGGAATCGTCTTTGATAGCGAACACGCTTTAAAAGCTTCTACTATCATTTCCTTTATGAGCTTTGAAGTCCATGTACCTTTAAGGATAAGGTAAAAACCTGTAAGACATCCCATCGGACCAAAATACAGAACCGAATTGTTAAGAGGGCTATCATTGCGTAAGTAGTCTGCCATCAGATGCTCTATTGTGTGTGCAACAGCTGGTGACATCATATCCTTATTTGGCTCGCACACACGAATATCGAATGTTGTAGCAGTCTCCAATCCCCATTTATCTACTCTCGAAACATAAAGACCCGGCTTCAGTTTCGTATGATCAACTTTAAAACTTGGTATCATTCTCTAATAATTTACAAACAACACTAAAAGCCTTTTCGGCAAGACTATCCCAAAAACCTGCATACTGTTCGGTCTGGTTCGGTTCCAGAGGGTTGTCACTAATAACTCGGATAGACGTAAATCCAATCCCTTTCTTGTAGCATACCTGTGCAAGGGCGGCAGACTCCATATCGATGGCGCATACGTTATACGAATTAGGAAGGAAATCCTTAATCGCCAATACCTGCTCTCTCGTAGTGACAAACTTATCTCCCGTAGCTATGGTTCCTAATCGGAATCTTTCATCCATATCAATCCAGGAGAAATCAGAAGGAAAGACTGCCGGCATACCTTGAACTTGCCCGTTGGCATTTGGCTCGCCGCAATATACATCGTGGTAGCAGTACGAATTGCCAATCACGACATTACCAGGTTTCAATCCTGCAACAGCAGCACCGGCACATCCTACCGAGATAACTCTTGTAACTTTGCTGGACGTATTCGACGAAAGAAATTCTGTCAAGCAAGATGCCGCATTAACCTTGCCAATACCAGACTTGATTAAAGCTATGTTTTGAACATTTTTGTAGTCAAGCCAATTCTTTGCAATCCATTCGCTGATAAGGTCGTATTCCTTATCCATAGCGGTAACTATGACAATCATTGCGCACCTCCTTTCGTTAGCTTAAGCTTCTTGCAACGGTTGTAAATAGCGTTCTCGTCCACGCCAATCTTGGTAGCGATGGCTTTTACCGGGTACTTGCCATACATTCTGCGAATGATGAAATCCTCGTCAGCAGTAAACACGTGGCTCTTGCTGATACCCATTTCCTTCATCTTACGATGGATGGCCCAATAATTACGATTGAGCTGTTTTGCAATCTCCGTTGTCGTCATCACCAAAGCGTTAACCTTGATGAACTCAATCTCTTCTGCACTAAAATGTTTTCCTCTACTCATTATTTAATATTTGGGTTCGTTAAGCCGCCCAAGGCTTTCTTTCTCTTTCTGTTATATCTTCTGTTTGCAGCAATCCTTTCAGCGTTCTCTTTACGATAGACTTCCATTCTTGCCAATAAATGTTCCTTATGCTCCTGGTAGTACCTTCTATGGTATTCCCGGATATCCTCCTCACTTCTCGCCATGAACCTTGTCTTTTATAAGTTCGTACAGTGATGGGCTGAGTGTGCTCCATTGATCATTCTCGTCTTTTACGAGATAGAATCCATCAGGAACATAGAACTCTCGATTTCTCAACCTAACTATCAACGTCTGTTTAGTGCAGTCTCCGCTGACAGTCTTTACTAACTCTGAAACGTCCGGGCATTTCCATAATTCTTGGATGTTCTCGGAAGATACTTTAATTGCTACCATATCATTTCTATTTAATGTTTTTACCAATCTAAGTATACAACACCCATCCCATGACAAATACCGCACGTCTTGTTTCCTTCTCCATTACATTCTGGACAACAATGCCGATGTTTAACTATAGGCGCAGAAGGTATCAACATACGAATAAGAGCCATCCTAAAATCTGCATCATGACAATTCTTGATGGCATCTAGTATTTCTTGTTCCGTTAGAATAAACATATCCCTTAAACTTAATTTATGAATATTTACCAATTCCAAATGTCAGCGTATCTTTCATCTGGTGGTGTTTTAATCTTTGGAAATATAGGAGTATTGCTGATAACATGATGGTCGCAACTTCCTGTACTTCCACTAGTAAGTGGCTCTCCGTTACAGACTAATCTATATTTACATTCATCACATTGTATGTAATTCATATCACTTGAATTTAATGATAAAAAACTCTGTATCAAGCCATTTATCGGGGCATAAGCCTTTCTTAGGCTTTCCGATGGTGATACTTTCAATCTCCTTTTCTACCTTTGGGCTATCATCATAGTAGCCGTTCTTGAAGAGAACGTGAGTGAATGGTACGAACTTCATTGTACCATTATTCAGTTTCTCCTTGATAGTATTGATGTCTATAAGCATCTCAAATGTCTTACCGATATGAAGTTTATCGTACTTATCGAAATCTTTGAATTCCTCATCCTTGATAAGGAGAAGGCGACTCATCCAAAAGTCTTTAATTACCCGATACTCTTCATTCTTTTCGCCCGACACTATCATATCGAACCATTCCTTGCTGACTGCGAGGGTAAGAACCTTCTTCTTTGCTTCTGATAAATACTTATCCATTACTTTAGTTAATCTTTCCATAAGCTAACTTATTTTCCCTCTGTTGCTACTACAAAGAAATCGTCACCAATGTCTTTTCTTCTATTCAACTCTTTGCAAAGTACAGATGTATCAGCAAGGTTGATATGCTGGTTTACATACTCCTCCTTATCTGTGAAGGTAAGGAGTGTTTCATCTAGGTTATTTACTTCCTCTATATTCTCCACACTTTCTGAAAGAGATTTGATTTCTCCATGAACAAAATCATACACATTTTTGTCGATAACTTTCTGTCTTGTCAGAGTTTCGACTGCTGTTTGAATCTTGAAGATTGATTTTTGCATTTCTTGTTTCATAATCATATTTTGTTTATTTTAGATGAACAACAAAGTTTTTTGGCTTAAACTCGATAAAGCCATTATCCTTTTTCGTTTGAGTAGTCTCAATACTGAAACCTGCGCAATCCTTAACGAGAACTCTTATTTGAGAACCAACCTTACAGGAAAGCTGAACATAATCAACTTTCTTAAAGTAATGATCAACAGAATTTCCATACTGAATATGAGGTTTGCCATTACTATCTAATCTAGCCGTTAATTGGTCTAATCTTTCCTCCCTCTTTACACCATCGACTAATGTATGACACCAAAGTGGAGTGCAAGGTAAACATACTAGTCCTACCTTGCCTTCTTTGATTTCATCAAACTCCTTCTCACCTACGGTAATATTCAAAAAAGTCATGTGCTAACCCTCCTTCTTATTTATCTTAGCTATGCGTTCATTGTAGGCATCATAGTCCTCTTTACTAATCTCAGTAACGCCATGTATGATAGTTGTACCACAAACCATATCATCCTTGAATCGCTCTTCGACGTCAGTGATGAGGTTCATTAGAGGATAGAACTTAATATCCTCCTCTTCCCCTTTAACGGAGCTCGTAACTGAGGTATAGGCTAATTTGCCATCCTTACGTAGGAAGGCGGCTACTGCATAATAATATCTTTCTTTTATCATAAGTCATATCTTTTTAGTTTATTTGCACTGCTTAGTATATCTCTAATTTCGAAATGAGTTTTGCCAGCCCACCTGGTAAGGTGATTCATTAGCTTGCGAGAATATCTTGCAGAAATCTTTTCAGCCTTTACGATACGATGGTCAACTCTGCCATAGCCACCACCTTTGCTAGCATAATACAAAGCCCATCTAGGCTCCCAGTATTGCTTAATCTTAGGCAGTTTTTTCGATACATTCAAACCATCCAATATCATCCTTATATAGCGAGGACTTCCGTAGCAACGCTTCATTATCTTCTTGGCTTGTCTAATCTTCATAGGCTACTTCTTTTTATTACAAGGGCAGCTCTCGGCGTGAATAACACAAACTCCGTGTTTCGTGTCTACTATCAGATAGTCATGCCCTTTCTTGGTGAATATTTTTATATTAAACTCTTCTTTTTCGTGTGGAGTTCCTAAGCTGAAAGAAATCCTAAAACCAATTACCCCTATTATGAAAATCAAAAAGAGCCAAACGGCTGATTTGATAAAGTCTAATATCTTATTCTTCATACGCTACTTATCGAATTTATTACCAATAACAACCATATCTTCAGAAGGGTAGTGAACTAAGAAATCTTGCCCAAAGCAGAAAGCAGCAGCTTTACTATCCCAATTAATATCACCTCTTTTCTCGCCATTGTTATCTTTGTATATAACTATATCCCCCTCATAGATAGGTGCTCCGTTCTTGTCTGTCAGTCCTGTGAACATACAGACTGTTGAAGGGTCAATTTGAGTCCAATACCAAGAATGCTCTTCTTTTTTAGCAATAAGAATACATAGGTTGTAATCCATGTCTCTTTGAAGAAAACCTTCTTTCCATTTTCCTGTTCCAAGTTCTTTAGCCTTAAACTTTATATTTTCTGTTTTCATAAGCTACATCTTTTTCCAATATTTACCAATTAAATAACCGATAACTCCACCCATAAAAGCTATAAATAGAACAGCTATGGTAAGTATAACATAAAATCCAAACATAAGCTATTCTTCTTTAAGTTCTACTGGTTCATCTTTCCAAGACAATTCTCTTCCGATGAGCTTCTTGATTGAGCCTTTAGGTAAATCAATACCTTCTTCTGCATATATTATAAAATCTCCGTCATCAATATCATCAGCATTTGCATACCATAACTTACTTGATTGTTGACGTATTAGTTGTTCTCTATAGAAGGAAACGTACTTTTGAGTACGTCCTCTTAATGGTTCTTCACAAAAAATATGTTCACCATTTTCATCTACACATAACCATGCCATAACTATATCTTTTTAAGTTTTATCTTTATTGCCTTCAAATTTCTTTCACCTCCATCCCAGAAGCATGAACGTCTAAGATAGAAAGGTTGACCTTTAAGCCAAGGGAACTTGTCATAGAAAGCCTTCCATTTAGCCTTTCCTGCATTCAAAGAAGGCACTTCAATACAGCTTCTAGCATGGCAGCTACCAAAGACTAATGTATTATCACAAACGTTTTTATCCATAACTATTCCTCCAATTTTAAATCAGTTCCACAATTACGACTTTCCTTTAGGAAGTCATTAACTTCTTCCTTGTAGCTATAACCACAATCCTTCTGAAGAGCCTTTATCTTCTTATAACCGATACCAGCTTCTCGGCAAAGTTGTGCTGCTGAGCTATAATCTTTGATGTAGCCAATCACATTTTGGATAACTGACCACTGACCTCGCTCGAAGTCAGTAATGCTATCATCTTGTGGAATACCCAATGCTTTGTGGCACAATCCACACACTCTTACCATTTCTTTTTCAAGCTGCTCAAAGGAGTACTGTCTCCAGTGATATGTAAGGTAGCTTGCACTACCCAATGCTTCTTTAACTTTATTGTTCATACTCAATCCTCTAATTTCTTGATCAATAAATTACTTTTCTTATTAAATGGTTTGTAACCACTGCGGAGATACCAATCTAGAACAAAGCTATCAGATTCATCTTTGTTAAATTCTAATCCGATTGTCTTCACTCCATTCAACTTAGCTTGTTGCTCTGCTAGTTGTAATAGGCGTTGCGCAACACCATTTCTCCTATGAACAACGTCCACCCAAAGTGCATATATTAGAGCTTCGGCTTTGCCGAAAATATCACTAACATAAAGCGGAATGGATATTTGAACAGAACCAAGATTTTCTTCATCAGTTATTAAAATTCTGATTTCGTCCTTCCATGTCTGTTTTTGTATCATACTTAGTCCTCCAATTCTATGTTATTTTCTGCTGCGTAGCCATCTTGTGCTTCCTCACAAAACTGACCTTCGCAAAGCCAACCTATGCCGATGTTATGTTCTGAAATAATGTTCTTGTTGCAATATTCACAGATAGCATCGCCAAGTTTATTTTGTAATTCTTCTCTAGTCATAATCATCCTCCAATTCTTTTTGAATATCGTTCAACCACACAAGAACTTCATCAATATTAATGTAAGAAACATATCCCTCTTTATGCTTTCTTAATTGATTCTTCTTTTTGATAATTATATTAATTGCAGTTACTTTACTCATTGCTTATCCTCCTTTTTTTTTTCTGATTCTTTCTATATGCTTTAGTTGTGCAATACTTATATTGCCATATCGTTTATACATACTTTGGAGATATACAATATAGCCAGCTAATGTTATTTTATTTGCATTCATATTCTCTTTTTTTTTACCACCTGCGAATACTTGTGTCATGTTTATCGCAGATTTAATATCTTCGTACCTGACACCACAAACTGTTGCCACATCTTTAATTGCCTCATCCATTTTGAATTGCCTTGCCAAAAACTGATTATTCTTTATCAAGTTGACGATTTCTTCTTTCGTATGAATGCCTTTCCAAAATAGTTCGGTATGTGAGCCTCCTCTTTCATCATCTACAGAGAAAGGAACACCATAATTAGTATAAACCTCTCCGTGATGCTCGATAACGTGGCGACCAGGATTCTTTCGGATATTATTTATCCAAGTTTCATTATCGCATTCGCGCCATATCTCATACTCTGCCCCTGTCAGCGTTTTGTCAATACCAATAGGATAATGCCCGGAACACCCATTTGTTCCAAAGTAAATTATTTCTGCCATATTCTTTTCTTTCACCCTCTCCCTTTTACAGGAGAGGGTGGTTAGTTAATCTGTTGCAACTTCCCAATCTTCCGCAAACACATCAGATGAAGAAGGAACCCATGAATCAGCCCTACCATCCGGATTGATAATCAACATTTGGTTGGTATAATCAATGTGGGGATTCTCACGGTTCATCAAGATGATCTTGGCAGACTGAGGGAGTGACTGCATATTAGGAATGATGTCACCTGTGATATGAGAAGGAACCTGCTTAACGATAAACAATCCCTTGCCATTCCATCCCTTGCGTCTTACCGCAAGACCTGCCTTCAATAAGTCAATAGCACCACCGAAGTTAACAGAGCCTAGTTCACGATAGGCTTCCTCAAACACACTCTTAGGAGACCAAGACTTATATCCGTCCTTGTACTCTACTAAGTAGCCATCTTCCTCAACGGTTGTTGGCTTAATTTCTCTACCAAGCACTTTCTGTGCTTCTACCATAGTCATAGGCTCTGCCATAATGACCTTTGTACCAATAAACTTTTTCATAATTACTTTATATTTATATCCCATAAGGGATGGTTAGTTACTATTCAAATATACTATCAAAATTCCAATTATCACCATCGCAACAATCAGATTCTTCTACTCTTGACTTATCAACATCACAATATAAGACCCCCATATTCTCGTTTTATATGCTTGCAGTTGATACAAGCTGGTATAGCTTCCATATATTAATACTATTTATATCCTTTGCAGGATGATTAACTAATCTTTTTGATACTATCAATTTCCATACTCCATAGTACAAACTCTCTACTGGAGCGAGTGCCATCTTTCTTAGCAGGGTTGATTCTTACTTCAATATCGCCAGTATAGTAACTATTATATTGTTCTGGGGTGATGCTCTCAATCCAACAAACATCACATCTAGAGCAGCTCACTTTATCGCCAACCTTGTATGGAAGTCCCTTAATGTATTCCGTTACGTAAAAAAGAATCTCGTCATTTATAGCATTAATAAGATTTTGTTTCTTAGTAACCTTTGCTTCTAATTCTTCTTTTGTCATATCTTTAAATTTATGCCCGAAGGCGGTTAAACTTATATTTGATTGTCACACTTTTCTGTTTCATCTGGAACAGATAGTTCATCCCACATATCGCATCTATCATTATCATTGTAGATGCAAGGTCTGTGGCAGATTCCTCTAGTATCTTCTCTTAACATACCTACACCTCCATTTCTGAGTTAAGTCCTAGACCGAAGAGGAGGTGCTGTAACTGATGAACATACTTAATGTATGCAATTTGTTTACATACATTGTTGTCAGTAAACGGATATACATCAAACTCATCACCGATACCTTTTTCTATGTAGATAGGAAAATATCCATATTCTTCAATATCGGGTTTTGTATATACCAAATGCCTATCACTTACTCCTCTGCTCATCGCTTCTTTCTTCCACCCATTCTTCTCTAAAATCTCTGGAGTGAGAGGAACTCCAGATAATCTAACTGGGCTTACTTGATGTCTTACATAAGATAATTTATAACCATTTGATGAAGATATATCTATAATTGTATGTATTCTGTTTTTATACATAACAATATCATTAACTATATATTTCTGTGCCATACGCTTTACTCCTTAACTTCTTTAAAGATTACATTTTTACGGTCTGAGCGTTGTTCTCTTGCGCATGGATATTGTCTCCAAACTTCACAAGCACCCTTACCATTAAAGAAGCAACCTGCACAAGTTACAGTCTTAGTTACAACGATGTCCAAGACTACTCTTTCTCCAACTTTAAGTTCTTTCATTGCTCACCTCCTTTGATAATTAAGTCAAACAATTCATCTGCGTATATCCAACCATTCAAACGGTACGCTTTAACTTCTAATTCCCACATTTCTTGATATGTGCCGCAATCAGTTTTGTACATCATATCGTATAGGTTGTAAAGATTTCTATAACCGCAGTCTCTTGAGTATGCAAGAATCCTTCCTCTGCCAATTTGAGGAACTTCGTTAGCATTATGAATCAAATCTTTGAATATCTCTTTCTCTGCCCAATCAATGCCATCCAAGAAATGCTTATCGGCATTTTTATCTCTTTGAACCATAAAGCCGTTTTTGCTAACCTTTCTGATTACACGATAGCTTTTGCTTGCGTAATCTCTGGCGGCTTGGATTTTCTTCTTTATGTCTATCATAATCTACCCTTTCTTTTTCTGAGTTCTAACATTCTTCTAGTTCTGCGATTTTCCTTGCCGCTAGGAGGGTTGCCACCAAGCTTTACTTCTGGGATTTCATAATTCATATAGATGGAAGCTTCTTCATTGAGTGCCTTAACTACTTCTTTAGTCAAGGCTTCTTTAAGTGATACACCAGTTGGTGTTACAATTATCTTTGCATCGTTTCTAATCATTGCTCACCTCCTTCCTTTGGGAACAAATCATCAATATTGATATATTCTGCTAATGAGCCTTTAATGTAACAATCCCAAGCCTTTGTATCGACGACATCAGCTTCAAAACATTCTTCTTCTTCGTCTTTGTAATGAAGCAATAAATAGTTGCATCTACGTTTTGGCTTTTCGCTAGCAGGATGCCACAAGTTCTTCAAGAACTCATTGATAGCCCACTTAGCACCATCTTTAAACAACTCAGCGCCAAATTCTTGGCAGAAGTGATGCTGACCGTCAACCTCTGTGTCTTCATTATAAGACATTATAGGCAAGTCTTGCTCATACAAGTCTGCTGTTCCTTGTGCAGCTTCTTCTATTTTCTTATCATCTATCATAACTATTACTATATTAAAAAGGTAAATATGGACGTTCAAGAAAACTAAGTAAAACAGCATGTTCTTTATATGCGAAAGAATCTGTTCTTCCCATTCTCTCAAAGAGTTGCATTTGCCTTTTACAATGCTCTATAAGTTCTTTCTTAAAAGATTCGTCCATATCTAGCCCTCCACGTCTTTAGTTGTACCTAATAAATGCTCATTGCCTTCGTAAGGAATACATTGACTCCAACAATGACCTTCTATGCATACGTAGTGGCTTTCTTCTTTATAACTAAAGAAACTTGCTTTCCACTCCTCTGCATTAATATCTCTAATTAACACCTTATCAAATGGTTTCAGTTCAACCTTTGGTTTCAAATCCACAATCTGTTTCTTCTCAGCATCCCAAGCCTTGCCTTCCTTTTCGAGAGCATCAAAGAGCTGCTGTTTATCTTCATCTGTAGCAAATCTATACTCTTCAGATGATTCCACCTCATTGACAAACAATAATCCAACCATTTCATTTAGAGAAACATAGAAACTAAGGGTATGCTTATAAATCCTTCGGCATATTGCTACTGATTTTCCATATACCACTATATCCCCATCCTTGAACTCTGGTTGATTCTTTTCAATCTCCAAAGTTTCAAGATTGAGTTTACCACCCAAACGTTCCTCGATGGTATTGATGTAGGTCTGAGTAACATCCTTGTCTTCGAGAGTGTAATCACTCGTTGCAATACCATCTTCATCCGCAAGATACATGGTATTTCCATCAGAAAGGACTTCAAATCCGTGCTTTGCCTTAAATAAGGCATAGGTATCATCTGTGAATCCGTTAAAGAAGACTTCTTTCTTACCATCATTGCTGATAAGGACATCGCCCTTCTTCCAAGTGAACTTGCTCCAATCACGCATTTCTTTTGATGGGAACAATAGAGGTTCTGCTTCTGCATGATCAAAGTACTTGCCATTATTATAGAAAGAAGATGATTCAGCATGGTGATTTACTACTATTATAGTATCTTCGCTGCATATGCTTGAAGTATATACATCTCCAAATAAGGGAGACCACAACTTCGTATTTACTGGCTTACCATTTAAGATTTTCGCTAAATTAATATTCTTTTCCATATCATTAATTTCTCATTATGTGACACTTAATAACCTTATGAACCATATCTGGCTGCGATTCATTAAAACTCTTAATAAACTGACGCTCCATTTCCTTTGGGAAAATGGGTTTCGTCGGCTTCGGCATAGTGAGTATGGCTTGAATCTTTGCCCCCCCATCCAAAGTAAGCAGACATCTGCAAGTAATCATTTCTCCAAACATCATATCCTTATCCGTTTACATAGTTGATTACGTGCTCCTGGGCTTGCTCATGCAAGTTGTCAAAAGCGTCTTCTATAACTTTGGCTGTCTGATTGCCATTAAGGTTCTTCAGCATTTCGCCAACCACTTCTTCCATCGAGCCTATTGGTAAGGAACAGAACTTATCAACTAGAAAGCTCTTCTGCTCACTGATTGTCATATCATCGAATAAATTCGATAAATCTACTTCAACTTTATAATCTGCCATAATCTTAATCGAAAATATGATGGTTCAACTTTCTCTTTCTGAGGTTTCTCTTAATCACTTCCATATCCTTGTGGTCGTTAGTGTGGTCCGCAAGAAGCTTGATGATTTCATAGATATCATTTGCGTTATCCTCCAGGTTGGCGCAAATATTCTCATCACCGAAGAAACTCTTATTAAAGGGTTTCAAATGGAAGTAGTACTTTTTGGCTGCATCCTGCATCTGAGTGTAGTGCATCTTCTGCTCTTGCTTGTACTGAACGCTTAACATCCTAAACATGCCCTGTTCATCCTTGATGAGCTGATCCAACACATCTGTTACCATTGCAATCAAGCAGCCATTGACCTGCAGGCGTTGAATAATCTTTTCCTGCTTCAAGCCTGATGTTACACCAATCTCTGAGAGTGTAACCTTCAAATCGTTTACTGTAACTTTCTCTTTTCCCATTGTCTTACTTTTAATTGTCAAACCATAAACCTGCATATCTCCATTCCCAATGAAGGCAAGTGTCATTAGGCTTCTTGCCTTCACTATAGCATATCTCGGAAGCTATACAATTACTACATATATGCTTCATAATCATGGAAGTTTTGATATCATATAATCTAACTCCTTATCTGTAATATCCAGATTGTTCTTACGCTTGAACTTGATGATAGCATCAATTCCGACCTCGCCTTCAACCAATTGGTAGATGGCATCCTCATCAAATCCCTTGTCTAGAATCTTGATAAGCTCCATTCCCAAATCATGGATTTTCTGCTGAAACTCCTTTTTGAGGTCTGCGTTAATTCGCTCTAAAGCTTCTGCTTTCTGACTAAATCCGCATCCTCCCTCAATGGCGAAGTCGTTATTGATGTTCTGACACATCTGGTCAATGTCCTTGCTACCGAAGAACTGAGCGAAATAGGTATCGCCCTTCAAGGACTGTAGAATATCGATTTCTTCTTGCTTTGTCATAACTAATCCTCCTTGTCTAACTTATCGTACTCCTTACGTAGCTCTGCAATCTTATTTGCAAAGAATAACATTGTCTCTTTCAAAAGCGAAAGCATGTCTTTATGATTGAGGATGTCGCCAACTGCTGTATAGTACTTAAGGTTTTCGTTTGTTTCCAGAAGATCAAAGCTGCCGAAGCTTGCTACATTGGTGTTAAATGACTCTTCCTGGAAGTTGCCTACCTTTGCTTGGTAGCGAATCACCATCATGTCTCTTCCTACTCCTTTCAAATTCAAATGAGCGATAAGTGACTTGTAGCCTACGTCAATACCCTCTACCTCCCAATCAGGACAAACAGAAATAATGTCTCTGATTTTCTTTGTGGCTGACTCGAACGCATTCTTAATGTTCTTTCTAACCTCTTCCTTCTTTGTCTCGACTGAATTCTTCATAATCTTTATAATTTTAATTGGTTCAACTTATAAGGTAGGCTCTGAATAGTCAAAACTACTACCTTTTATCTATATGCAAAGGTACGAAAATTTTCTGATATATGCAAATATACTAATGATTATTTTAGTTAAAAATACTAAAACCATTAAATATATGCGAATATATCCGTAATTTTGCCAAATCAAAACTTCGAAGATTATGATAGATTTTAATGAACTTTTTAAAAGAAATGACGTTGGCAGCATCATAGGAGAGCTGAAACAATGCGTGTTGGATATTCCACTTTGGAGTACCCTGTTATCTGAGTATGAGCCTATGCTCCATGAAATCGTAAACGACCACGTAGGCAGACAGGACAGAACGCTTGATGACGGAATTGTAGAAAAGGCAGCTAGATTGCCTATCGGATTGGAGAAGCTTCTTACTAGAAGAATCTCTGAGTTCACAATGGCTATACCGGTCAAGCGTGTATATACGTATGATCAGTCTGACGAGGAACTGAAGACGATTGTTCGTGCCATCGAGAAAATCTACACCTGTGCACACATTGATGCCGTGAACATGCACAGAGCAAAGTGCTATTACGCCTCTTGCCAGATGTTCACACTTTGGTACACGCAGAAGAAGCCTAACAAGCTCTACGGCTTCGATAGTCAGTACAAACTGAAATGTAAGACATTCTCTCCAATGGACGGAGTTGACATCTATCCTTACTTTGATGAGTATGATGACTTGCTTGCTCTGTCATTCGAGTATAAGCGTAAGGTTACTGACACAGAGCACACCTTCTTCGAGACCTATACCGCAGACCATCATTACAAGTGGGACCTGTCTTCAGACGATGAAGAGTCCGGATGGAATTTGGTGGATGATAATGAGATTTCTATCGACAAGATTCCAGCCGTTTTCTGGTACCGGCACAAGCCATGCTGGGAAGGATTGAAACCTATCCGTGAGAATATCGAGTACACCATTTCCCGAAACAGCGATGTTGTGGCATACAATTCCGCTCCTGTCTTGAAGATTGCCGGTGCCATCGTTGGAATGGAGCGAAAGGGAGAGAGCAAGAGGGTGTATAGAGTCAGCGAAGACGGCGATGTTAGCTACGTGTCTTGGCAGCAGGCTATCGAGGCTCTTAAGTATCACGTTGACACTCTCGTCAAGCTTTTCTTCATGCAGTCTCAGATGCCGGACATCAGTTTCGAGAATATGAAGAGCCTTGGCAATATCGGCTATGATTCAAGAAAGACACTCCTCATGGATGCTCATCTTAAGATAGGAGAGGAGACTGGTGCCTGGATTGAAGGCTTTGAGAGAGAGGCCAACGTCATAAAGGCGTTCCTTTCCAAGATGAACACGAAGTGGGCAGCTAGAATGGATGAGATTACTGTAGAGCACGTCATCACTCCATTCATCCAAGAGGATAAGATGACCCAAATTGAAATGTGGATGAAGGGCAACGGAAACAAGCCAATCGTCAGCCAGAAAGAGTCAATCAAACGTGCCGGCATTTCCGACGACCCAGATGCTACTTACCAAGAGATTCTCGAAGAGGATGAAGCAGAGTCCAAGAGGACAGCAGCTACTATGCCTAACTTATTCTCGGAGGAATAGCTATGAGAAAGAAGAAGGAAGATAAAGTGCAGCATTTCTGCCGCGAATGTGCTCATGCTACTGATTTTCATAGTATGAACCTTAAAGGACAGCCTATCCTAGCCAAATGCCCATATCAAGAATGGAGCGTTCTTCTCAACTGGGATTGCTGCAAACACTTTAAAATGAAATTGTATGAAAAAGCCAAAACTGCCTAATCAGAAAAAGGCATATAAAGACCTTAGCAAGAGACTGAATGCTTATACCCGGAAAATCATTTCCATCTATGAGACTCTTGCCAAGGAGTCCGCTAAAATCGCCACCTCCACCGACTTCGATGGGGATGGCGAGTTCTCTTTTGATGATTACCCTAGAACAGAAAAGAAGGTGAACGCCTTGCTGGATTACTATTCAAACAATATGCAGGCATTGGTCTATAATGGCATATCGGACGAATGGAAGAATAGTAACACCCTGCAGGACCTACTTGCCAAAAGGGTAATCGGAACCTTTACTAGGAAGATAGCGGACGCAAAACAGAAAGCTTACTTTGAGCACAATAATGCAGCAAAGAAAGCTTTCATGGAGAGAAAGATAAAAGGTCTCGGTCTTTCAGAAAGAATATGGAACCAGAGAGATGATGTAAAGGAGTCTCTGGAGAAAGCTCTATCTGTCGGCATAGAGAAGGGTATGAGTGCTGTTAAACTCAGCAAGAAGGTCAGCAAGTACCTTAATGATTATCCTTCACTTGCCAAAGACTATAAGAAGAAATACGGCAAAGCCATAACTATTCAGAACTGCGAGTACAGAAGCGTGCGACTGGCACGTAACGAGATAAACATGGCCTACCGTTCTGCCGAGCAGGAAAGATGGGCTAGGATGGACTATATTAAAGGCAAGGAGATAAAGACAACCAACAATCCTAGCCATAAGCACGATATGTGTGATTTGCTTGCAGGTGTCTATCCGAGTTATTTTCCTTGGGTTGGTTGGCACGTAAATTGTATGTGCTATGCCATTCCGGTAATTATGAGTGAAAAGGAGTATTGGAGCGGTAAACAGCCAAGCAATGCTATGCCTAAGAACTTCACAGATTGGGTGAATGACAATAAAGACAAGGTAAAGCAATCATCCTATATCACTCAATATGCCAAGGTTGAGAAAACACAGAAAAAGAAGACTGTTCGCATTCCATCAGTATCGAATGAGACAAAAGCTAAACTCACAAAGTCAATCAACGAATGGGCAACAGAGAATCTGAAAGAAGTTCAGATAAACGAGAAAGAGACGGCAAAGAGGCTTTATTTGTTCTTGGGTGAGAAAGAAATAATCATGAATAAGAAATTCCTTACGGAGACATATTCTAAGAATATCAATAACTCTCATCTGCCCGATACGATACAAGTTGCCTTGAACATAAAGGATTGGCTTCCTAACGGAAAGTTCGTTAGAAAAGAGCAAGGCAAGCACCACGATTGCTTCTTCAATGTCTATCAAGCTGAATATAATGGAAAGAAAATCGAGTTTAAGACAAAACTCACCGATGGCGAAATCTTATACACGATGAGGTTATTGAAATAAAAAGAGGATTGGGGTCCTTCCGAAGTCTGCGCCCGAAGGCCGACGTGTGAACGGCTCACCCAATCCTTTATATCTTTCTCCTTTACCGCTGCAAAGGTAATATTTTATTTTGGAAAATCCAAATCTTTTTTCGAATTTTAATTGGTTGAAGTCCTCGTTGGTGCATTTAATGTCTTATAAGCATCAAAACTAATGTGCTCACGTGCTCACTGATGGTGGTGGAGATAGTCATGATGTCGCCCATCAGGAGCATCGTCTCTCCCTTTCCAACCTCTGTGATGAGATTCAAAAGACAGTTGATTTCATCCTTAAGCGTCTCGGCTTTCTTCATCAGCGGTGTTGGCGGCTCGACCTTGACCTCTTCCTTCTTCTCGCCAGACTGAGAAGCAATACACTTCTCAACAGCCTTCGGCACTCTCGGCTTCGGCAGGTTGCAGATGATGTTCTTCTCCTTCAATGCGAGAAGCCAGCGTCTGCCTCGCTCCGTCCAAAGAGGTCTTCTTACGTACTTTCCCTTGATGACGTGGGTTGTTACCTCGGTAAGCTGATAGGTGAAGTAGGGACTTGTCAGCATCCACTCATAACCCTGGTTGAACGCAAGGCCAACCTCCTTCAGCTCTTCGTACAACTTCTGTGCGCTGCTCATGCCCAACTCCTTCGCCATCTGCGTAGTGGAATAGACACCCTTTGTCATGTCGCACTTCTGCACTCTCTTGAAGCATTCATCGATTCTCTCCTGGAGATCACCGGTGATTTCCTTCTGTCTTGTTAACCACTCCTGGTCCTTTTTAACTTCGACCAGCATTTCCTTTGCGAACTCTTTCAAGCTCATGTCTGCGTTTGTTGCCATAGTCTTTTAATATGCAACCTTCAAGCTCATTTAATAAAGAAGGGCAGCCGCTCGTTACGCCCTGAAAAGACTCCTTGGGAGACCAGCGTCCCGGTCTTAATTCCCTCGGCAGGTAGTAACTCACAGTTGCCCTATATAGTAGGCTCTTAGACAAAATTACTACCTTCTATCTATATGCAAAGGTACGAAAATTTTGCCAAATTTCCAAATATTTTAACCAAAATTACGAATTTAACTCTTTGTGAATCAGGTGGTTACCAGTCTGTTTCTTGCAATTTGGTAATTACGTTAAGGGTTCTCTCTATCCTATCAACAGCCTCTTTGAGATATTTTTCTTTTTTCAAATTCGCATCTTTAGCTTTATCTTTTTGCTTATCACGTGTTGCTACAGCTTTGTCTCTATTGATACGAACAGCCTCTTTGAAACTAAAACTAGAAATTGATATTTTTTTGTTTCCATCTCTGTCTATAACTGATGATATTCCATCCATTAAAGGTGTATTGACTTTTGCCTTTCCGTCCTTTATTTCAATATCGATTTTATAAAAACCTGAAACAGAAAAATCTCCATTATAAAAGCAACCACTATCAATGGCATCTACAGCCAAGCTAATTCCTGCGGTAACATAAGCTAATGCTGCTTTTCCAAAAGTGAATTTCTTTGGTTCTTTCCACCAGCAATATTCTATTAAATTATCTGAATAAGCACGAACGCTTATAGCTCTATCTGGAACAGTGTTTGTCACATTCTTAGCATCATTGAAGCATTTTACAACATTAGTCAAAATTCCCTCATATATCTCATGGGCAGTTTTGCCAGGGTATTCTAAAACTATGTACGACTTTCCATCTTGAGATACAAACTCACAACTATCATTTAGAACTAATTTAATATCCTGTGCATTAACAGAGACACAGAACAAAGAAATAACAAAGGAAAAAAGTATTTTTTTTATTCCCATATGATGCGCCCGTCATGCCGGTAGCTAAGCTTTAGTTAATAATCCGTCTATCAGATTAATAACGCATCATATGGTACTTTATTGTGTTGAACCAAAAAAATCAGATTATTTTTTTGAGTGACTTTTCTCGCCCTGCATTCAGCTGGCGGTACTCTTTGAAATCTTTGTAGTGCTCGACCTTACCGTAAAGCTTCGGGTGGTCCATCATATCGTTCAGCATTTCTTTACTAAACTCGGTGAATCCAAAATTATAGCCACTCTCACCACCTTGTATAGCACCACTTCCATGTGTTCGAGATGGCACGTATTGATATGTGAGACTTATTCCTCCCTCTGATGTATATTTTGCAAGCTGATAGGATAGAAACTTTCCATCCTTTCTTACTATGTAGCCATGTAACTGATTTATAGCAATAACACGATAGCCTAGTTTCTTAATTTCCTCCAGTCTGTTTTTCATAAGCAAAGAACTCCATTCCGACACATATAAAGGCTTTCTAACGTTCACGTCGTGAAAGTTCTGAATGAACACATCAAGCTTTTCACAATCCCAATCTCTTGGATAAGTTATGTTGACACATCTTCGCAAGTCTCTTTTGTAATTAATCAGGACGAAAGTTTCTGTCTTAGACTCATACTTTCTTTTTAGCTTAACCTCTAACTCCATAGTTATTTCTTCTTGAATTTATAGTTTGGGCAGCTTCTCTTGTTTCCCATCACAAGCAGTACCGGGAACAGCAGACCGTGCCTGCAACCATTTCCGTGCTCGTCAGCAGCCTCGCAAGAGAAGCAGCCGTAATACTCGTTAATATTTAATGCTGCCATTATTCGTAATCCCTAATGTTCAACAATACTGGGAATCTCGGCACTCCAGCGTCAGAATAACCTTGATGCTGAACAGTCGCCGCCATACCTATCAACTCGTCCTTATCGGCTAAATATTGGGCTCTGAGTGACCTTGAACCTATCGGACGGGCACAGAACTCGTACTCTCCACACTTCAGTTTGAATATCGCGGTACCTGCATCATTGCCCTCCGCTTCCAAAACATCGACCACCTTGAACTCCGTCGTGTCGAACGATTTCAGCTTCATAAGGTCATTGCTTCTGCCCTCGGTATAGGTTCCATCTGCATTTCTGATAATGGCACCCTCGTAACCGGTGGAAACGAATATCTTGTGCCATCGCTTGATGTCCTTCTCTGAATGGGCAACGAAAGTCTGCGTAAGGTACACCGGTCCATTTGGATCAATGGAAGCAAACTCCTCCTGCAGAACTTTCCATCTGGCAGAAAAGCTTCCGGGAATCTGTGCATCGTAGATAACCATACGTAGCTTGTCAGTCATAGAAGAACGGCACTTGACAGCAGAGCATATCTGCTGGAAGGTCAATTCCTGGTGGTTGTATATCTCCCCATCCAAAGGAAGCATACCGCGGTGTTTCTCTCCCCAAGCCTTAATCTGAGGAACATCATATTCCTTACCACCTCTCGATGTGAGGTGAACCTCGCCACCTTCTCCTTCATGAAGGATGCAGCGAACTCCGTCATACTTAGGCTGGGCGAAGCAAGGAAACTTCGTCTGTGACGGATAATATCTTGTTGCTAACATTGGTTTCATACGCTACTTAATATCTGAGGTTATTTTAATTCTCAATGGAGTACCATTCACTCTGTGCGTGACGAAAGACTCCAGGTCCGTATAGAAGCTACTGTAGCACTCTACACTAGAGCTTTCTACTTCAATGGTGATATTTTTTTTCATAGCCATTTCCCGTATCTTCTGTGAATCTCATCGTAAATGTAGGCTCCGCTCGTATGCGAAGCACTGAACATTAAGATGATATCATTATCTACCTTAATCTGACTTGTCCTGACAACCTTATCGTTCTTGACGTGGTCGCAATAGACCGTGTTGCAGGAGTGATATAGGCACATCGTGCGCCCATATCTGTCTGTTCCTATATTCTCTTTGTACATTGCTAGTCCTCCAAATCTACATTAAAAGCAGCCTCAATAACATCTTTGATGTCCTCTGTATAACCGAAAATTCCGTTGTACATTAGCCAATTATCCAGCAACTCCGTGTTAGTCATTTCGGCTACTTCACTCTCATTGCACTCTGCCTCTACTACAAGGAACTCCATTAAATCGTTCTTATCCATATTACTTGATTTTATTGATGTCACAAACTAATACATTACCTACTATTACGTCTCTGATGCCTGCTATGTTCACAAGCATCGTGGCGTTCTCGTTCTGAGGAAGGTCGTAAACCTTGCCTTCCTCATTAACTACCATTACCTGCGACTTGCTGAGTCGGACCAATTCGATGTGGCCACCAACAAATCCTCTCAACTCCTCCAATGAGAAATCCGTTCCGTTGGATGGCTCCACATTCTTCTGGGCGCCATCCGTGAATATTACTGTTGACAACATAGGATAATCATTCTCTTTGCATTGTTAATAGAATAAGTCTGTGTCTGACCATCGATATAGACGTATCTCTGACCGAACATATCCTCAAAAACCTGGATGATGTGCTTCTTGTATTTAAGAAGCTTTGTTTCGAAAAGACCATTCATAGCAGTTCCTCCTCCTATATTAAGCGATGGTGGTCTCGTACAACTTCTTGGTTGCCTCAAACTCCTCTTCTCCCTGGAACAATCCGCAATCTGCACTCTCGAAGCCCCAGTCCTCTGCATCTCCATCAAAGATGCCATATGCTGAAACTCGGAACAATGTAGGAGCAACTGAAGCTACTTTGATTGCCATCTTTCCTGATGCTATTCTCATAAGCTCTGAAACTTCATTAACTGTCATTCTCTCGAAGCGAGCATAAACTAAATTCTTCATAATCTTTATAATTTTAATTGGTTCAACTTGCAAGGTAGGCTCTGGATAGTCAAAACTACTACCTTTTATCTATATGCAAAGGTACGAAAATTTTCTGATATATGCAAATTTACCAACGATTATTTTAGTTAAAAATACTAAATTATAATACGCTGGTAATCAAATAGTTAAGGCGCCTACTCTCGCGAGCAAACGCCTAGTTGACATAGTAAAAAGAAAATTACAAGAAACCGCCACGTCTGAGCTGTGCATCGGTAGCATTGTTAAGCCACTCCTCGCACTTCTCTATAATGCCCGTACAAGCGTCCGGCGCATCATCGTGGGCGTTATATCCTTCCTTTCTGTAGGATTTCATATCGTGGGCGAACTCCGGCCACAACTGTTCCCAATTAGAAGGGAAAACTAGTTTATTGTTTACCTCGCTGGAGCGAGTGAAGATTCTAATCTGTTTGTTCTTCGATTGCGTGAACGTTACGAACTGGGTGATTCTGTTTCCGTGTTCCCTTGTTATACGCTCGACATTGCGGGCATAAGAGCGGCCACCGTTGTTACTCTCGACGAAACACACGTCTGTCTGATTGCGCTTAACCATATTGGCTTGCGCTGGTTCCGTGTATTCCATCGGTCGCTTGGTGTATAGAACATCGGTAACATAGTAGCCGTCATCGTGTGCATCGAAGCATATAGAGCAAAGGAAGTCGAAACCGGTATCTGCCGAGTCGGTGTAGTTGCCAATCATTCTTGCATACCTTCTGTCCGGCAGCTCATCGTATGTTCTGAAGGCATGGTACATAAGACCTTCCATAGGGGTTGGGTTCTGCATGTACTGTGTCTCAAATACGAACTCGCTGGCATGCTTGATTTTGTACAGCTCCTCCAGCGTATGCTTCCACGGCCACAAGGCTCTCTCCTTTCCGTCCTCATCTGTCTGTATTACCGGGAGGGAGACAACTTTCCACTCATTTGGCTCAATCTCTTGAAGGTAACCGCACAAGTCGTGCTCGTGCAACCTCTGCATGACGATGATAATTGGCGTATGACGTGAGTTTACACGGTTACGGATGGTTGTCTCGAAACGTCTGTTGATAGACTCTCTGACGTTATCGGACAAAGCATCGTCCGGTCGCAGGGGGTCATCGATAACTATGGCTCCCGAAAAGTGACCGGGGTTGAACGTAGCCATAAACTTATCCATGTTCTTTATGTCTTCTTCGGTCCAGTCTGGCTGACCTGCACCAAAACCTGTGATCTGACCCAAGGTAGATGTAGCATACTCACCACCACCTGCCGTTGTGCTCCATTTTGATCTTGTGTTATCGTTCTTTCTGATTTTGACATTCGGAAATAGTGTTTGAAAATATGTGGAAGTTATCGTGTCCTTGACTGCCATAGAGTTGTCCTGGACGAGACTTCCGGAATAAGATATGTGAAGAAACTTTGAAGCAGGGTTCAACGCAAGACCATATGCGATAAACATCTGTGAACACAAGAGGGTCTTTCCGTAACGAGGGCTGATGTTGATAATCAACTTGTTAGTCTTTCCCCTTATCACATCCATGAGCGCATCACATATAATCCTGTGATGTTCGCCTATTACATACTCACGTCGAGCAGTATAGGCGAACATCTTAGTAGTGAATTGCAGCAGGGACGATGCCACTAACTGCTTATGAAGAAAACGTTGTTTCTCAAAGTCCATTTATCTTCTGTAATTCTTTAATATCATCCAAGGACAGTTTAGGGAACTTGAAGTCCTCACCATCCTTGCCGGTTACTTCTTGAATATGCTTATCTGCCAATCCGTTGAGCCTTGCAACAATGCTGGAATCAAACTGATGAAGCATGGCGCCATCAATCTGCTGTGCCATCACGACATTCTCAATCTGTGTTATCACCTGTTCAAAGCCTGGTCTCTTAAGATTACCTCTCTTGAAATCCGCCCATTTCTGAACGATGCCACAGAAAGCACAAAATCCGACAAGGGTATAGGCTCTTCTGAAAACCCTTACCTCTTGTCTCATGGAATTTGTGGATTTGCCGCTGCCGCCTGCAATGGAGTTGCTACCAGTCTTTTGCTGCCAAGGGTCATTTTCAACATCATCACAGTAAGCTACAAACTTATCCCATAATTCCTGAGAAGACTTAATCTTGTATGGTCTTCCAACAGGATTGGGGATTCTATGTACGAAAGACTTTACTTTCGGCTGTGATGATTCATCTATCATGGCTTCTTAACTTTTACTAGTTTACCGCAAGCGGAACAATTATACTCATAATACTCTGAAGGCTTGACCTGGATATTCTCCTCAACGCCCTTCATTTCCTCCTTGAACTTCTGGTCCTTCTGGGCTTCCGTTACGACCTTCTTAGCCGTATGGTTAGTTTCAGCATTTGAAGGTGCAGCCGCAGGCTTCTGTTCCTTTGGCTTAGCGTTGAGTCCAAGCATACCGGCAATGCTCTCATCGAAAGCAAACTGAATGCTGTTAGGATCACCAAGATAGGAGAGCTCCTTGCGAAGCTTCTTCTCGTTCCAAGTGGCAAACTCGGACGTCTTGTCATCAGCGATTCTATACTGCTTAATCTGCTCATCAGTCAGATAGTCAACACGGATGCATGGAACCTTATCCATTCCCAATGCCTTAGCAGCCTTATACACACCGTTACCGGTTACAATCACGTTGTTCTTATCAACGGAAATAGGCTGAGTGATGCCGAAATCCTTGATGGACTGCATGATTGCCTGTACTGCCGTCTCGTCGGTCTTGTGCGAACCGTCATAAGGCACGATACTGTCAATAGGTAACTCAATTACCTTGTCATTAATCTTAATCTCTTCCATACCTGTTAATCCTCAATTTCTATTGTTTCCATATTTCCGCAATATGGGCAAACGACCTTCATATAATGTGAACCGTCCTCGCGCTCTTTGAGAACGAACAAATCCTTGGCAGGGTCTTCCTCCTCATCCGAAGAAGCTTCCTCGCTTTCGCCAGCCTCTTCATTTGATGGAGCCTCGAAGTTCTCCTCATCAACCTGAGAATAGTCATCCTGGAAGCCACCATACTCTTCTGCCTGCTGATTGATGCTGTCGAGGGAGAAGTTGAGCATCTGATTGATGTCCTCAAAGAAGAATGCCTGCATATCGGTAGGAACCTCCATGTTGCGCAATTCCTCCAAAAGCTGGTCTTCATCAAAGGAAGATTTCTCTGCCAGCTTGTTATCGAGGATGCGGTACTTCTTTGCCATTTCGTCGTCCATATCCGAGTAAACGACAGGAACGAACTCCATGCCCAACTGGTAAGCGGCCACGTATCTTGTGTGACCGGCAATGATTACACCTGCCTTATCAACGAGGATAGGCTTAACGAATCCAAAACGCTTGATACTCTCCTTGGTAGGCTCAACCGCATTCGTGTTGTCACGAGGGTTGTCATAGTAAGGAAAGATTTCACTGAGTTTAACTGACTTTACTTTCATTTCTTATCCTCCTTCTTCTTGGCTGTCTCTCTTGCTACGCGTCTCTCGTCGACAACCTTTTCGATAGCCGCATTATATTTATAGTTCTTGAAAATCTTGGCGAAACCGGTAACAAACTTAAGCTTTACAAGCTCTTTCTGCTCCAGACCTACCTTTTCGCAAATCTCACGCTCAGACACACCATCTCTGAGCATATTGAAAACGATGTTTACCATTCCATCGACAGAGTGACTTCCACGGGCACGATTGTGTCTTACGGTTGATGCCATACGCTGGTCGATGTCCTTGTCTAGAACTACGATAGGTAGCTTTCCACCACATCGCTCATTGATGTCCGCAAACTTGCGAATAACGAGGTTTCTGTGGAAACCGTCGATGATTACATACTTCTGCAGCTTCTCGTCCCAAATGGTAACGATAGGCATTGTGTAACCGTCTTCCCTCACGGATGTATAGAGAAGACGCATTTCCTTATCTGCCACATGGTTAGGGTTGTAGTTGTTGGCTACAACCATATCCTTGTCAACCCAAAGCACGCAATCTACAGGGTTGACTTTCTCTGGAGATAAGGAACTGATATACTTTCTTAGGTCGTTCAAAAACTGCACCTTATCCTTGGCAGCATCAAACTCCTTCTTGATGTTCTCTTGAAGATTCATATTCCTTATTAGCTTTTTCTATTTTAACATAATTGTCGCTCAAATACTGACGCAAAGAACGCTCTACGCTCTGAATGCGCTTCATTCCGAAATCTTCCGCAATGACGCAGACAGCGCTGGTATAACCAATCTGATGTATTACGTAATCAATGCACTCCTGGCAATGACCGGCTTTAGCTACATTTCTCTTCTTGGCGGAACGGTAGCCTTTCTTGATAGTCTCCGCATTCTTCTTGTCTTCACAAAGATTGTCTGCGAGATAATCAACGTATTCATCCCAATCCTTGAAATAAGGTGGCAAGTTGTAGCAGTATGTTGCCACTTCGTTAAAGACGTGTACAGACGTGTTGACGTTTGCCACTCTTCGCACCAGCTTGTCGTAGAACCATGGATCAACCTCCTTGATGAAGCCTAAGTCGTGGATAGCCTGCTCATGGATGAGGGAACTTACTCGGCACGCTCTGAGTGGCTTCTGCGTGAACTGATAGTTATAGAGCTTACAGTACGGAAGCTTGTTGCTGAAGATGTAATACCATACATCATGAACCTTCCAATCCCAAATAGGGTAGAGCACCAGACTTCTTGGTGTGCCGTCTTTATAATATCCGCCACCACCTCCCCACGTAATACCTGGAAGGCACTCGCCTCTAGTAAGACCCGACAAACGTGCCGGCGACTCCTCGATACGGACACCACCTAAAGTTAGGTAGTCTTTGCCGAAGAGCATTCTATGTACCTGATCAAGGGTCTTGGAGAAATACTGATTGTGCGGAATCTCCAAATCACCATAAGAATCTGGTTCCTTCTCACGAATCCACTTTTCTCCTGGTCCCCATACATTGAACCATTCTCCCTTTGAGGCATTCCATTCCTGGAAGTATGACTGAATCCAATATGGCTCAACCCACGGCAAGTGCATGATGTATCGTATGTACTCGATAGTCATTGGAGTCTCTGCCTCTTGGTCTAGGAAGAGGACGGGAATCTTTTCAATTCCCATCTCCTTCATAACCTCGTGCGCAAGGTTGAGAACCACGGTAGAGTCCTTTCCTCCCGACATCGTCACGACAATCTTACGCTTACCATAAAACTCCCGAAAGATGTATCTGAATCTTTCAAGAGCTGCCTCATAAACGTTTTTGTCACTGTAAAATATCATTTCTTTCTATTGTTTAATAATACCTTGTCGCTGGAATTACTGAAATGGGTGTCAAGGTAATTCTTAAGCCTACCCATCATTTCATTATTGTTGTGGCCGCGAGCGGCATTGTGCATGATTGTTGCATATCTCAACTTCTCTTCGTCGAAATCAACAAAGCATACAGGAACCATCTCATATCCGATGACGCAGGCGGCACGGTATCTGTTCTCTCCGTCCACAATCTGCATCGTCGAGCGGTTGACAACAATAGGCTGAGTAAATCCGAAATAGAGCAACGATTTGATGAGAAGGTCAAAACTGTCTGCATCATGCGTATTAGGATTATAGTCATTCGGATAAATGTCATCAACCTTAACGTATTCAATATGCAGCGGCTTCACCTGCTCAACCTCGATATTGTCCTTCGCCAATTTCAAGGCTAGATTTTCCTTAGAGTTTTTTGTATTCATCGAGAAATTCCTTGTTTACGATTTCCTTAACCCAATCCTTGCTTGACTTAGCCAAATAAGGATTCTTGAACTCACTCTCCCAATCTACAGACTCTACATCAAACTGGTTGTCGTAGGTCTTGCTGTTTCGAGGAATGCCACCTACGGCGCCTGGATTGTTGAACGTGCTTCTGTATGCACCGAAATGCTGAACCAGACCGGGAACGATAGCGTAAAGGTCGATACCCTTTGCCTGAAGGTATGCCTTAAGGCGCGAATCATCATAACGTGTCTGATCATCCGTCATCTTGTTTGAAGTTTCAACAAAGTCCTTGGCTAGGTCATTTGGATATACGCTAGCCTGCAGCCAGAAATTAGTCTTTGTAGAAATAACGTGCTTGCCCTTTGCGTAACAATCAGTATAGTCACCATTTGTAGGATTGTAGAAACTGATAACATTGTTTTCGGGAGCAAAAGAGAGAATATGTAAAATCTTGGCAAGAATGTTGCGGTCAAAGGTAATGTCATCGTGGATAATCATGCGATGGGTTCCTTCCGCTACCTCTTGCGTCAACGCTTGGGAATAATTGTCCCAAAGACCCTTACCTCGGTCCATAGAGATACTGACAGGAATACCATAAGGCTTCGTGCTGGTCTCTATCAACTTCTTAAGGTATTTGCCCTCACGTTCTCGCTTCGGAACGTTGAGGATGATAATCTGAGAGAGTTTAATCATATGCGTAATTATTTAGTTACTGTCCATTCTCCACCTCGCTTGGCTACCTTGCTTATGGCTACTGCCAAACGGTTTCTGTTCATATCGCTACCATAGAAAACCTTACCTGCGGCATAGGCTGCTTGGGCAACAAGTCCTTGACCCATGAAGAAGTCTGTGATAGAGCTGAACGGAACATCCTTACAAATCTTGAACACCGCATCCCATTCATCCATTCCCTGGAGTCCCCAGTCTTCTGCCTGCTTGGTGCCTTGGATAATCCAGCACTTGCAATCTGGCTTATGATAATAGGTGTTCTCGTAGATTTTTACATGAGGGAACAGCGATTCTACCATAGGAACCAACTGTTTCTTATTTCTGTAGAAGCACTCGACGAATAGTCTGTCCGGATTAATCTGCTCGATGCACCTCTTGATGTGGGCAACGAACTCGTCAAAATTATCAACCGGACATTGCTTCTCCGCCTTGGTATAATACGCTTTGAGGACACCTTTACTTCCTGCCGGGTCGATGAATACACAATCGGCATTCTTTGAAAACTCCGGAAGCCCCAAAGTAATATCGGCAATGGTAATCTTGCTACCATTGCCTAAACTGTAAATCTCGCCTTCTGTGATGGGGTATTTGTCAATACTGCCATCATAACGCAAACCTTTCTGTGATGTCATACGCAATTTACTATTAAATAATTGTGATACTCTGATACATTTTCTTCACCAAAAAGACTGCACAAGACCTTCTTTGAATAGAAAAAATGTCTGAACTCCACATCACACTTCTCATAAGTGACCGGATGATATTTCTCCTTGTAGAACATCAAGAACTTGCGAGCCTTGCACTGCGATATTGCCAGAACGGCATAACGGGAAAGATAAGATGGGGAACCGAACAATGCTACGATATTGTCGAAATTCCTACAATCTAAACTCTTTCCGTCGAAAGGCTCACATACAACCCTATCCTTATAGGCTGGGTATTTGTTAGTGAACTGCTCCAACATTCCTTTACTAGGATCAATTCCTAGATATTCCTGTGGATCGATTTTTGCAATCTCTGTCAGCAAGCCGGTACCACATCCGATGTCTAGGATTGAACCGCTGAGAGGTGGGAGCATTTGCCCCACCTCACGGTTCTCAACGAGACTCATTTCATCACGAAACAAAGTGTCGTGCTTACTTGCTATTTTATCATACTGGGAATAATTCATTTTCTACTGTTGCCTATTGCCAGGTGATTTTTTTACTTGAAATGGTTACGAAATTCTTGTGATTGTATATGTTACAATTCGGGAACATCGATTTCAACTGCATTCTGTCATAGGTGAAATGGTGCATTTCCTCGAACTCTGCAGGGGTGTAGTCATCCTTGTAGAACATAAGGCAATAATCCAAACCACTCTCGCCCAGTTTGCGGAGATACTGAGGCATGAAGTAGGAAGCGGTACCGAAAAGAGCAACCACAACGCTGTCTGCCGACATCCATTTCTTTATCGCCTCCTCAAAAGAAATAGTAGAACATCTTCGGAAAAAGCCAGAGGTCTTCTCCCTGAACTGCTTGATTGCTTTCTTGCTAGGATCAACTCCATAATACATTTCCGGCTTTATCTTGGTGAAAGCGACGAAGTCTCCGTTTCCGATGCCTGCCTCGAAAAATCTTCTGTCCTTGAACGTGAACATGATAGATTTTGCCATCACGTCCATTTCCTGATTCGAATAGATTCGCGGTACCGGCCACTCCAGGAAGTCGAACTCGTTGAAAACCTTCTGTCTGTTCAAAATCCAAGTAGTCTCGAATGGGTCACCCATCGTCCAATACTTGTAACCGTCAATGTAAAGGTAAGGGAAATTATACTTCCCCCATCTTTCATGGACTCCATTGTCTCGCTGTGCGCTAACGAAGTAATAAAACTCGTCGTTTGTCAATGCGCACTTGTCTCTGTGAATGTACTCATGAGGAACGTCTATCATTGAAGTGGCCCATTGCCACTTACAACGCTTGATGAACTCTCTGAGCTTACTGTAATCGTATTCCATCGCTGCAAATTTAATAAAATATTTAATGACTAAATACCTAAAATCTAAAATTAACTATATTTTAACATAAAATTGTGCATATATGCGGCTTGAATAGTCAAAAACACCGCAAAATAGGCTCTTCTCATACGCAAAGGTACGAAAAAATCTCGATATATGCAAATATATCAAACGAAAATTTTAGCCAAAAATACTAAAAATTACGCCGTTCTACTAGCCCTGTTCGGGAGCCTGGATTCTATCTGCCACAAATTATCTTTGATAAGCTTCAGAATGGTATCGTGAAAAGCGGAATTGATGTTTCCGTGGCCCTGGCATTGAACAACGGTAACATCGGCTAAGTTTACCTCGATTGTCTCCATACGCTGCCCGTTTACCTTGGCAGAAAGTATGAGGCAGTTCGGCTTTCTGTTCACATCGTAATAACCGTTCCTAAATACACAGTGCCCCATTTCCTTGCCCTCTTCAAAGAACTCCTGGACGGACTTAAGAACCTGTATGTCTATGGCGCCATCCTTTATGTCAATGTCAAAGAACTGCTTTCTTCTGTCAACATATACATTAGCCATTGCTTCTGCCTTTTTCTTATTCTCCTCTTCGGCTTTAGCAGCTTGCTCCAGATATCTGAGTTGCATTTTCTCTTCCGCAATCAAACGCAGCTTAGTCATTCTGTCCTCCATTTTCTTTTTCTTGTTGTCTGCTGCCTTTAACCACTTGTCGTGCGCCTCACGAAGATTCTCCGGGCAAACTATAGAAGGGTTACGTACATCTTTCTTAAGATACATAATACTGTCGAGCATATCCCACCACAAGCTATCGTAAATATAAGAAGCCTTTCCGTGTCTGACAACAATCTTGACGGCAGACATTTTTTCTCTGTCGAAGACAGCTTCATGGTACTTACACACCTTCCACATATCAATATCACGTCTCATGAGAGTTTCATTGTATGGGTTAGCATTGACGGAACGGAAGATTTCGTCACACAGAATCTTTTCCCCGAAGTCTCTGAGAGCATATTTATACTTGCCTTGGACTGAAGCGTAATATACTCCATCGAATCCAATATCACGAGGATCACCCAAGAAACTCCATACAGTATGCGTTCTTACTTCCAACTTTCCGAAAGCAGAAAAAGCATCTTCTATATATCCGCTGGTTCGCTGCTTGGCAAGAAAAACATATTCCCCGTCTTTCAACCATTGCTGCATACACTCCTTGAAGTAAATCTTCTCCTTAACCATCTTGTGGAACCGGAACTTCACTCTTACCTGGAAGTACCTGAGAACCTGCCATCCCTTGAATGTGCATACAAGGTAGAAGCATCCTCTAGAAAATCTATCATTGTATTTGTAGGCATCATCTTCAGAGATGCAAGTCTTGATGGCCCACTCACGTTGCTTGTCTGATAACTCCGGTATTCTATCTGAGAGTTTTACAACTTCACGTTCTGTCTTATTTCTTGGCTTCATAACTCACATATTTAAAAATCAAACAAACTCAACTGACCAATCTCAGCATCTTTCTTTCTCTGAGCCTCGGCTTTCTTCTTCAAGCGCTCCTTCTCAGCGGACTCCTTCTTCTGGAGTTCGATGATTTTGGCTTGCTTGAATTCCTCCTCAGCCTTCTTTTCCAGATTCTCCTTGGTCTGGTCTGAGAGATTTGTAACAATGGTGCAATTCTGATTCTTGGTGAATGAAACTTCTTCTTCATTATAATAATGAATTGCAATTCCATAAATCTCATCATCGTCAAACCCCTGTCTTCCGGATTTCTTGACCTCTGAGATAATAAAGTCGCAGCAGTCATCGATATTCTTGCCAGGCTTGGCGTAATCCTTTGCGAACAATTCATCCTCTGCTGCACGCTTGTCAAGATATGCCTTGATTACCTTCTTGAATGTTTCTGATCCTTTCATAACCTTTCCATTTTTTGAAACCTATAGGCTTGTCTCTAAAACCCTTACGGAATGCTTCTCTCATAGAGATGCAAATGAAATCTACGCTGCATTGTGCCAAGCCAGTACAAAACGCACAATCCTCGCAATCATCCATTGGTTCCGCTACGTACACGATGCCGTTAATGACTATCGCCGATTTCTCCTTGAAGACTGCCATTCCTTTTCGCTAGCAAAGCCTTTGACCTTATTAATCTTCTAGCCAAATCAAAGTCTTTGGGCCTTGTGGATTTTTCATTAATAAAAGCTGCTGCTTTTTCTAGAACACTAAGCAGTTCTCTGAACTCAGTCTTCGTTGTCTTCACTTCCATACGCTTTCTGTGCCGTTATAATTCTACAACCGGTGTAATCGTCGGCAGAAAGGACAATCTCACCATTCTTAACCTTTTCTCTAATCATGGAGCAAGCATCCGTATTTGATTCTGCCTCTACGGTTATTGTCTTACTCAAAGTTTCTTGAATGCAAACATCATATTTCATATTATGTTACCTCCCATGTTTCAATATTAAACTCATAGTTTTTACCACTACATTGGCTCTGCCCGATATTGCGCAAATCTTTAAGTTGCTCTTCCGAAGCTCCGTTAGCCTCGGCTGTTGCGTAGCATTTCTGAAGGTTATCGGCTACCCTGAGCAATTTGCCGCTCCCTTTTGTGTGCCAGGCATCTTCTTTATAAATCAAGTGCACCTTCATAATTAAATCTCTTTAAAATGAACACTAGTTCTATCTTTACGTTCACGTGCAAGGCAAGCTAAATCTTCGCAAGTTATCTCGACGTCATCGCGATGAATGTTTGGAATACATACAATACAATTTGGACAAGACCCTCGTTTTGCCACAACACAATTAATGCCATTGATAGAAAGCTTTTGACCGATAGGGAAGTCTGCTTCTATACTAGACTTTTTTACATTGATGATATCTTTGTTCTCATCCATGATTAATCCTCCTTTTCTTTTAAGTAACGAAGGTATAGCTGACAGTTGTCGCAATCGGAATTGCATCTGTAACTATACTCGTTGGCACAAGCCATAAATAATTCACTTCTTTTCATAAGCGTCCCGATAACAAATAAATAAGTCGTAAATCATTTTCTCGCAAGCCTCCATGTCTTCCAGCACATCCCTCATGCGATATGGTGCTCCGTTCTTTCCATGGCCCTCGTTGTCTAACCATAAATATGTTTCACTGTCAGCATCAAATTCTACGTAACGCTGGTGGATGCTGTTGATCAATTCTTCAGCACTTTCAAATGGTCCGGTTGATATCGAGAAGTCTTGACCTGCAGGTGAACGTCTTGAAAAGAGCAATCCTTTCCCATTCGTGTATTCCTCTTCGGTGACAGTCCAGGAATCAGACTCTGCTATTTTTATTAATTCTTCTATTTCCATATTATTTTTAAAATTAAAGGTCGGGTGCCGTCTTTCCGAGCTGTCGCAAAATAAGAATATCAAACATTGTTTGTTATTTAATCCCGACCATTGATTAACGATGATTTTACTTAATTCTACATGTTTCACCTCCAATCTTATTAAGTTTAACTTCCATATCCTGTAAATCTGCCAACGGCAGAACTTACGCTTTCATTTGTTACAGACCCAGGCTTCAAGAAGTACTTGTAATGCGTGCTTCTCTCCAACCTCTCACTCCAACAGAAACCGAAAGCATCGAACTCCTTACCGCACCATTCATGACCGTAGTAGTATTCGCTGGCATGCACCTTCTGTTCCTTGCTGAGCTGCAAGAATAGTGCGCGACTCTTGCTAAGTTCCGTTGGGTTCTCCTTGAACTCCTTCTCGATTTGCTTACGCTTCTCGGTATATTCAGCTAATTTCTGCTGATACTCATCCTCGCTGTCGCAAAGATAATAATCTGTGTCAGTCCAACGGCTATCCCAATAGGAATTGGAAGACTGATGTATATGATAAATATTCTTCATAATTGTATATTTTTATTGGAAGGTAGGCTGCCGTCTTTCCGGCTGCCAGATAAGAATAAGGTATCTAACTAGTGGGTGTCCTTACTACCCGTTATGTTAAACCTTACTTTTGCCTACCTTTATAATAAGTATATAAATCCATCATGCTATTATAGAACCACTGCCATGCGACAATCTCCTTCTGCTCTTTGGTAATATCCAGGGCATCAGTAATCATCTTTCTGCGCCAGTTTATCAGTCTGTCACATGACTGGATGATTCTTGCAATCATCACATGGGCGACATTCTCCATCATTACCGCCTCGCCATTTACCATCTTCAGGGCGTACTTTTCTGCAGCATCGTGCCAAAGGTCGTAGGCGACTGAATCATTATTGAGCATCAGATAGAGTTCTTCCATATCAGCAGTTCTCTTGTACTGAACCATTTCCTTTACAACCATAGCTATCTCCTTTCCAATGTTAAGTCTATCACGTATGGAAGAGTATGCTGTGGCATTTCTCCTAAATTGATGCAGTTGACTCTACAGATACGTTTCATGGAAGCCTCTTCCTTTTCGATTACCTTGTTAATCAGTTTTGGAGAAATCTGTTCGGTCAACTCCACGTCGAAATACGAATAGTTATCGTCCATTGATACCCTTGTTGCGATAGCAACCAATCCGAAATCCGGGCTGAAGAACAGATACTTGCTGCCCGTAAAGATGGCATCTATTCTGTTCTTTGTATTTCCTGTCACTCTTATAACGTTCATAATTATTGTTCCATTAAATGTTTGACAAGTTCTTCTTTTGAAGAGAATATATCTCCAAGCCTTTTACTTACATAGTTTCTGTCTATCTCTAGGATAACATAATTATTATTTAGTGCTGCTTTGAGACATCTTTCTATACGGTCGCGCTCACTGAAAGAATAATAATTTCGATAGCTTGTAGGGCACAAATTTGTACTCACTATATTGTATATTCTTTCACCTATATCTCTAGAATGATAATCAACATAAAGCTTTTTGTCATCTTCATAGTCTGAAAGAGATATAAGGACAATTCTACCCGAAACAATTTTGTTGTCCCTCATAATGAAGACCTGCTGTCCGATAGCATACTTGCTCTGATATGTAGTAGCTAAATCGGAAAAGACTCGTCCACAATCCAGCTGGAAAACTGCATATAAAACGGTTCCATTATTGAAAGCTTCCAGGTAACGCTCTATCTTCTCGTTTTCTGTCGGCTCTCGTTCAGTGACGTTTCCATCGTCATCCGTAACCTCGACATCGTCATCAAAAGTGCCTTCATTCTCGTTCCAAATAGAAAATTGCTCTTTTAGAGCATTGTATTTCATTATTTCTGAAATACTGTTGATCTTGATACCTACATATCCATTTCCGAAATTCTTTGTATTCATATTAACCCTCCAGACTATTAATGTATTCCTTACGTGCCTTTACAAAAAGCTTCTTCTTTCTGTCATCTGAAAGAAACTCCTTAACGGTATATCCCAAAGCGATGATACCATTTTCAAACTCAAATGTAAGGCAACACTCATGATTGCCAAATTCATATTTCAAGGCATCCACCAAATTCTCATCGCTGCTCAGAAACTCCTCTGATTCCTTAACGGAACGCTCACCGAATACCAGAAATAAGTGGTAATCCTTTTTGAGGCAATAAGCACCGGCACCGATGGAACATATCTTTTCCAGGTCTTCCTTACTTGTGGTAAGCCCCCATTCAGCCATCATTTCCTTAAACTGCTTGTCTCCAAATGCAGCCTTCATTGGCAGCTTGTTAAACTCATCCTGCTGCTTTTTCTTGAACTCTTGGTATTTCATGCTTCTTTCTTTACTTTATAGTTATTAAATGGATCTACCATATTTAGTAGCTCTGCGTTTCTGTTAGCTTCCTTTTCATCGGAGTAGTCTCCAAACTCTTCGGAAACATCACCTGTGGGGCAAATTCTTTCGATACAATATTTCATACAGCACCTTCCATCATTAAAAGTTTGTGTTCTTCTTCACTGTCACCAACATGACCATACAGAAGTCCGTCTTCTGTGTTTTGCCAATATTCGTGCGGTACAGAGTGCGAAGCAATACTTACCAACACTACAACATAGCCCAAAGACTTGATAAGATTGAAATTTGAATTTCTCATAATTATTCCCTTTCTATTTTTTAAGATTAAAATTGTATAATAACGCCAAATGGCTATCGTCTAACTCTCTCCAATCATCAACTGTGTCAAGATAAGCCTTGACTTTTGAAAGCGTAATTGGAACCGTTGGATAAGCAGAACAAAATCTGCGAAGCATGTACTCTGATAAAGATTCTTCCATAGCCTTCGAATTATTAATGATTACTATGCGTTAATGAGGTCTATCACATCAGAAGCATCAAAGTCATCCATACTATTGTATGTAACATAGAAATCTTCCTCATCGTCAGCAAGCAGACCTTCAGCCTCTTCCTTAAATTCATTAAAGTCCTCATCCGTGTCTTCATAATTCAATGCCTCTCGAATTATTGCCCACAACTTTCTCTGCTTTTCGTTAAGCGAGTTTAATTTTGTATTCATAATCTTTATAATTTTAATTGGTTCAACTTGTAAGGTAGCCTCTGAATAGCCAAAAGTACTACCTCTTATCTATATGCAAAGGTACGAAAAATTTCTGATATATGCAAATTTACCAACGATTATTTTAGTTAAAAATACTAAATTGTAGTACTTTATAACTATCTGATTATCAGAATGGTGCATCTGCTTCTTCTGGCTTTTCGAAAGGAACCTGTACATCTTCGTTGATTAAATTCGTCTTGAAAAAATTTGTCGTATTTTTGTTGAATCCCATAAAGAATTTGAACGTTCCGATATTACGTCCCTTGGCAACGTCTATCATAGCCGTTCCGTCAGTAGGATAATCGTCCTTGTTATCAAATGGGGCAGGGTACGCTCTGTTGTAATACTCTGCTCGATAGACTAGGATGACAACATCGGCAGCTTCTCCTATCTGTCCACTATCGCGCAGTCGGTTCAAATTCGGCTCCGGGCAGTTACTATCTCTAGACAACTGACTTAGGGCGATGATCCATATGTTCAGTTCCTTTGCGAGGTTCTTGAATCTTCGTGCGGCATCACCCATAGCCTGCTCCCTGCTGAAACTCGTACTCCTGGAGTTTACGTTAAGAATCTGCAAGTAATCAACTACGGCTCCGTCTATGTCCTTCTGCATCTTAAGCATTCGGATGGAAAGAAGAATAGAATCTATATTTGACGTGCTCTTGTCATCAAAGAATAAATTCTCTCCGGGCAACTTTCCTCTAGCATCATCAATCATCCTTATCTCGCTTGGCGCCAGACTGCCCGAATAGAGGATATTGTTGGCCGGGATGTTCGTCTTGGCAGAAAGCAGACGTGCAGTAAGCTGCTCCTTCGTCATTTCCATAGAGTAGAAAGCAACCTTTGCTCCGTTCTCGATGGCGTGTCTTGTCATACAAAGTGCGAGGCTCGTCTTTCCCTGAGAAGTTTCACCGGCTACGATAATCAAGTCAGACTTCTGCAGACCTCCCTTTTCATCGAATCTCTCCATACCGGTCTTGGTTCCTGTCGTGACACCTCCAACTGTGGCATTCTTAACCATTATCTCGTTTAGACTATTCATTGCATCATCGAGCGTGAACACTCCATCTGCTTTCTCAAATACTCCTCCGATACTCTCTATAGCCTCTTGGTGGGCATCTGCGGTCAGAATCTCTTCCGACAATCCAACCTTGGAAAGCTGCTGCCCGACAACCCAGAGTTTTCTTCTTCTACCAAGGTCCTGCAATCTGATGGCATGATATTCTACATGTGCAGATGATGCAATCTGTGCCGAAATGTTCATCAAGTCCAATGCTGTTACATTCGACTTCTGCTTACTGAGCTCGGCAGAAACAGATATGACATCTATCGGCATACCTTGCTTTCCCATATTATCAACAGCCTTCCATATATCCCTACACATGGGGTCGTAAAAACAGTCTTCATCTAGATACTGGCTTACTAGAGTGTATGCGGTAGGATCAACAAGAAGACTTCCGATAACATACTGCTCAGCCTTTGGGTCATTCACTAATGGCTGATTCTGATATGGTGATTGTTCTAAACTCATCTGAACGATACCTCCTCAAAACTTAAAATATCAAACATTTCGTGCATTCTATCTACAATTCTTGGGTCATCGTACTTCTGTCCGATGTCAATGGCCGTTAGGTTTGAACTGATAATCGTGGGCAGCATCTGCTCATAGCGATAGTCCAACAACTCGTCAAACGGCTTGTAGTGCATTCCGTAAGTGACTATCTCCGTTGGCTCAGCACCCAAATCGTCAATCAAGAGAAACTTAGTGTTCATGATTGCTCTGAACTCGTTTATGTCTTCGTGTATCATGTAAGCCATATCTCTAGCCTTGACGAATCGCGGATATTTGTCACCCTCGCAATAGCTAATCTTGTTTGAGTCCACAAGATGAACTAGCAAATCTCGAATAGCCTTTAACATTGTAGTCTTGCCGTTTCCTATACTGCCGGGCATAAACAGCCCGTAAAAGTTTGTCTCTGTAGTAAGAAAATCCCCGACTTTCGATATTGCTTCCTTTAGCTCGTCAGTGAAGACGAACGTTCTTTTTCTTTTCTCTACCTCTCGTTTGTAGGCATAGTAAAGAAAGTTCTTGACTTCTCTATTTTCCAACGGCAACTCCAAACCCCGACCGATACGCTGATGTGTCTTTGTGGTCTGGAGCTTTCCATCCTGTCTTTGTATTGTTTCCATTGTCTGTTACGTTTTGTCTATGATTTTTCATTTCTGATACTATCTCGTTGTATTGAGAATCAATTTTGTTAACCGAAAAATTGTTCATTATCCAAGTCTTGTCGATACGACGCAGAAACTCTTCCAATGCCTTAAGCAAGCTCTCGTCATCTATCGGAAGCGGCACTGTTTTGTGACTTCTAGCAAAAGAAATCTTCTTTAGGATAGAGTTCATAGCCTTTGCATCCTTGGGTTGCCAATAATAGGCGGAGTCATAGAGTTCTTGGTAATACTTCTCGAATATTTGCCTTCCCTTGTGGCAGATAGTAAACTCTTTCGGTTTCGATTTCCTCGTGCGCGCGCTAGAAGGAGAAGATAATTTTATATTATCTTCCCGTTCCGTAGGAACGGAATATATATTCTTTGAAGGGTTTGGGGAACTTTCTTTGGACTCTGGCATTTGCTTAGCATTTGCTAGAGATTC